TGGCGCGAACGAGGTTATTTGGTGAGATCAAGATCGTTCCGTCGTCCAACTGGGTGATGAGCTGCCGCTCGAGCTCGCGGTAGGCGCGCTCCTGCTTCGGAACCAGCTCGACCCAGCGGGTCGCTCGTACGACCCTCGGTAGTTGGTCCAACACCAGCGCCTTGAGTGTGCGCCGGTAGCGCGGGTAGAAGACCCGGTAGAACTCATCGCGTGTGGCTGGGTTGAGTCCGACGACGTCGAGACCACCGAACGCGTTCCACGACATGAGCCCGTACCTGTCGATAAAGCGAGACTTAGTGGGGTACTCATCCGGCTGGGCAAAGTGCATGAGTGACCACAGGTCACCGACGTGGTTGGCGATCGGAGTTCCGGTGAGCAACCAGCGGCGCCGGACGGACGGGTCGTGCCCCACGGCCCAGCAGGCGCGCGTCTGTTGACTCTTAGGTTCCTTGATCTTATGAGCCTCATCGAGTATGACGGTCTTAAACCCGAAGCCGTTGAGCTCCTTCGCGTGCGTCTCACACCGTGACGTGGTGAGGCCTACCTCACCGTTGCGTGGGTCGCACTCACGGCAGCGCCTGAGCCTGATCGACCCGAACGGCGCGAGCCGGGACAGCAGGCGCACCGCCTCGACGTTGATGATGACCAGTGCGGACGGGTCCAGCTTCGCCTGAGCGAGCAGCTTCCGCCGACCGGCCGCACCACCTCGGATGACGTACGGGGTCACCTCCGGTGACCACTTAGCGGCCTGGCGCTCCCACGCGAGCTTCGTGGAGTTGGGGCAGATCACGAGCGCGGGTAGCGCGTCCACAACCTCGCTCAGCGCCGCGAGTGCTGTGATGGTCTTACCTAGGCCGAGTTCGTCACCGATCAGCGTGTTGCCGCTGACGCCGATGAACGTGGCACCAACGCTCTGAAACGGGTGTAGGTTCGGTGCGAGTAGGGCGTCGTCGGCACAGGTGATCACCGTGCGCAGCTCGGTGGTAGGTTGAACCCGCTGGGTGAACTCGGCCCACGACCACAGGGTGAGTTGTTCACCGATCGTGACGTTAGCGCCGAACACACCACGCAGTTGTTGACACGCCACCCAGGTGAGCGGAACGGTCCACACGCGCTCATCGGAGCTCCAGCGGGCACCCGGGATGAGCTTGATGAGCTCCTTCTCCGTCCACGCCGTCGCGACGGTTATGAGGTCACCGGCACGTTCAGCGTGAGCCACTACACGTCGTTCTTACTCATAGTGTTCTTAACGATGATCAGGAGCTCGTTGAGACACGGTAAGCACAACCAAGTGGTCGTCCACGGTGTGGTCAGACGACGCCACCAACGTGGACGATCATCGCTGCGGTAGACACGATACTTGAAGTGCGCGTTCGCGTGAGCGTCACACCTATGATACTCACACTCGCACTCACGCTCACACTCACGCTTAAGAGCTCCGTGAGCGTTCGTCTTCATCTTCATCACTCCGATCTCTTCAACAACACACCGGTCACTCTCTGGGTCGCTACGAAGATTCTACTACACGGGTCAGCGAGTGGATGAAGCCGATCGGGTCTCGCTCTTGGTAGGCGAGCGCGACCTGCGCGGCCGCCTTGTTCATGTGATCTCCCGGTTTGGGCCGGTACCAGCCCAGGCGACGCAGCACGTCGTGTGACCCCGCGCGCGACGCCTCGGCGGCGCCACGAAGCGCGAACCACGCACGGTGTTCACACGCGAGCCAGCGCATCACACCGATCACCTCAAGTGCGTCGTTCTGAGCGGTGCGTGGTCGTCCGGGTGCCTGGGTGAAGCGCTCCACGGTCAGGGTGGCACCGGGGTACGCGATGAGCCACGACCTCACCCAGCCACACACGTGAAGTGAGGCACCGCTGAGCGCCGTGAACGCTCGCGCCTCGGGTAGGTAGAGCGCCGCGGCGGTCACCAGACCAGGATCCACACCAACGTACGCGGGAGGGCCGGTCACGTCATCACACCAACGTCTCAGTCGTGGAGATGTGGGAAGTTGACTCGTCGAAGACGTACGGGAGCTTAGCACCCCACGACTCACCGCGTGACACGGACGCGGTGATCGGAACGTTGAGTAGCTGATCGTCGTTCATGATCTTACGAAGAGTGTGAGCGACGTCAGCGACGTGCTCACCGGGTACGTCCAGCAGCACCTCGTCGTGCACAGGTGCGAACATCCACTCATCGAGACCCGCGCTGGCGAGCTCCACGAGCTTCATCTTAAAGATCTCACCAGCGCCGCACTGGATGATGAAGTTGACGAGCGCGTACTCCTTGCCCTCGTCGGCGATGAGCCACCGCTGGGTGAACGGTGAGCGCACCCCACGCACACCACTACCGCGCGCCGCGCTTAGTGCGGTGTTGATCACGTCGCTCTGAAACCGTTGAACACCCGGGAACCGCTGGTTCCACACACCGCGAAACGCGCGTGCGTTCTCGAGCGATATTCCGGCGGTCTGTGCGAACTTCGGTACGCCGGCGCCATATAGAGTAGCGTACGTGGCGTTCTTCGTTACCTGTCGCCGTGGATCGCTCTTAGTGATCGTGTCGTCATCATAGATCAGGCGCGCGAGGTTGACGAAGAAGTCACCACCGTCGGTGAACGCCTTGATCATCGTGTGTTCATCCGCGACGTGAGCGAGTAGGCGAGCCTCGATCTGATCGAAGTCACACATCACGAGTGACCCACCCGCGTGACGAGTTGTGATCATGTTACGCACCACGTCACCGGGACGACTCGTGCCGAACCGTGGCAGGTTCTGCACGTTGGGACTGTCCATCGACATACGTGACGTCCGCGCACCGAGTGTGTTGATGGACGGGTGAAGCAGGTCGTCCGCGTCGGCCTCCTCGACGTAGAACCGCAGGTAGGTCGACGCCATCTTCTGCACCTGCCGACGCTGCAGCACAGCGCGCGCGAGCGGGTGATCGATCCCGTCGAGAACGTCGGCGTCGAGTGACTTTGCGCCCGACTTCGTCGCCTTGGAGAACGTGAACCCGGCGTCTTCGAGGATCTCAATGATCGCAGTACTGGAGCCAGGTTTCACACCGTACTCCCGCCGACACCACTCTTCGACGCGTTCACAGTAGTCCTCGAACTCACGCAGCTTCTGCGTGGCGAGTGCTCGATCGACGTGCACACCGTAGCGCTCCATGCGCTCGGTGACCCAGAGGACGGCGCGCTCCAGGTCATACGCCTTTGGTGCCTCTCGCTGGGTTATCGGGTAGTGGTGCTCGAAGAGCCTATACGTCAGCACCGGGTCCAGGGCGGCGTACGCCCAGTACGGCTGGTAGTCCAGCGGAACCGTAGCCCACGTCCACTTCGTGCCCGCGAGCTCGGTCTGCAGACCGGCGGCGGCGGCGTCGACGTGTCGCGTCGCCTGGTTCTTCAGTGCCATCGACATGTGAGGTTCGTTGATCCGTGACAACACCATGGTGTCATGCACCCGGTGACGCGGTAAACACACACCAGCGCGGTCGAGGAACGCCATGTCAAAGGTGCTGTTGTGTAAGATCCAGTCACCCTGCCACGAGCGCACGAGCGACTCCATGATGCCACTCCACCGGTCCCACGAGAACGCGAAGCCACGCGCACCGTCGCCGACCTGCACGAGACGAAGTGTGTCTCGTTGCTTATTCAACCCGGTCGTCTCGGTGTCCAGTCCCAGCGCGTTCACCGGACGACGCTCGCCCAGCCATGAGTGAAGGGTGATGACGTCCTCGAGTGAGTTGACGAGGTGAAGCTTAACGTCACCGAGTGTCACGAGTTCACAGCTTCTTCCTCTTCCTCTTCCTCTTCCTCTTCCTCTTCCTCTTCCTCTTCCCACAGTGCCACACTGTGTCCGGTCATAGCACTGTGGAATGAGTGCCACTCAGCTCGTGCGAGTGGCACCGAGAACACTGTGGTGATTTGACAACTCTCACATCGACCACGATATCTCGTTAAGATTGACGACAACAGCGGCGACCATGGTGCGTTGCTTCTCGTCGCAGTCACGACACGCACGTAACCTCCAGCTCGCAGTTGGTGAGAAGTTCGTATGATCTCTCCGGGTTACGATGAGTGCCGCGCTCACGTCGACGTACGACGACACGTCGTAGGCCCGAGTTGGCGATGACCTTAGCACACCCGAAGCAGACGTCACTCGTGACGTAGATCGTACCGCCCTCACGCGCCGATCGATCACAGACTGACAACCCGTTGAGCTCAGCGTGTGATGATGGGCAGTCTGTGTAGTCCGAGTTGAGCTTCTCATCACGGTTAGTTAACGCTGCTCGCTGACACCACGCACGACACGGTAGGTTACTGTGCGTGAAACCCCTGGGTGGGCCGTTGTAGCCCGTCGCGACGATGCGGTTACTCACGTTCACGATGACAGCACCCACCTGGTCGCGAACACAGAGACTACGCCGTGCGACGACGTCAGCGACGTTGAGCCACGTCTCGTCCCACGACGAGCGCGTCACGATGAGTCTCCGTCATCACGCGGCGTAGTCTTTGCACGACGCGGGCACGACGGACACGAACACACGCCCTCGGCGCACAACACGTACCCGACTCCCTCCCGGAACAGGTCACTGATTGTAATGTCACGCCGGTTCGCGATGTCACGTAGCGTGGCGGCTAGGCCGAACGGAAGTCGCACCGAGTGCACCGACCCGAGCATCTTAGGATCTACGGGTGTAGGACTTGGATCGTGACCGGGTTCGGTGAGCTCAGTCATGGCTATGATGAAAGTTCCGTGAGTGGTGTGAGCTGATCGCGGTACCAACACTCACTCATAGTCATCGTGGGGATGTCAGAGTAGGGTAACGTCCGGGCGCGCATCATGATCGAGTGAAAGTTGTCCTCCACGCTTCCGAGACCACGCGGCTGCCACTCGGGTGGTCCAACCGCCGGGCGTAGCCACTCGACTCTCTCCACGTCTGCCTCGTAAATGTGTGTTGACCACGTGGTGTGACGATACGGGCCGGGTGATACACCCAGCGCGCGCGCCGCCGTCTGCTGGAGCTGAGTGAACTGAAACCAGTCGTAGGGGGACCCGAGCCAGACGTCCTGTGAGCGCATGGTGGTGCGTAGGTGCAACTGATCGTTCTTGAGCTCGAAGTGGAGCGCCACGGTGCACGGGTAGTCACGGTGCCCCGGTAGGTTGTCCAACCACGGGTCCCACAGTGTGATGACGGCCTGCCGTGTCGCTGGGTCAGCGCGTAGCTTGTGGAGTGCGGCGGGCACCTGCAACCGAACCCGGTCACCGTACGCCCCGTAGAACCGCTGGGTGTCGGGTTCGAGAAACCGCTGAAAGTTTGGCGACGCGGTGATGAGTAACCGTGGGTCGCTAAACCCGCCGATGAGCTGCACCGCCTCCGCCGCCGCCACACGTCGGTTGACGTCACGACAGACGCCCAGTGGGAGTGATCGGCTAACGTCGTACATGATGACGGTCAGCTCACCTGCGTCCAGCGTCGGCAGGCCTCGCGGCGCGCGTCGTTCCCCGTGCTTGATGACGTAGTTCACGACATCGGCGTAGCCGACCACACCGTTCTCGATCTCGATGGTACTCACGATGATGAGTCTCGTCGGTGCATTTCACGCTTATTCTCGTACTTAGCCATCAACCATAGTGAACCGAGCGTCATCATCACGACACAAACACACGTGACGGAGAATATCCAAGCGAACAGCTGCTCGAGACCGGTCACAGTGTTACCTCCGATGAGCGTGAACCGTGGAGTAAAGGTGTGGTGACTCCAGCCGCGTCGAGAAGCCGTGTGACGTACTCTCGTTGAGCGTGATGATGAAAGCGACGAGCGTGCTGCGGGTGCTCAACGCGACCGAACCCCACCAGCCCGGCGCTCGTCGCGGCGATCGCAGAGTTGTGACCCAGCGTCACGGCCGGTGGGGCGCCGAGCGTCGTGTACGTAGCGCGTAGCTCGTCACCTGACAGCTCACACGCGTTGAGGACACCCACCCGCTGGACGTTCACATCGGCGCTCACCAGGGCGTCGAACAACCAGAGGCCGGACGTGCCGACAGCTGGGCCGAAGGGCCACGGTAACGCGCTCGCCGGGGTGTGGCCGGGGTTTCGGCGGTCGCCGAGTAGCAGTAAGCCGGGGTCGGGTGGACCGACGTAACTGGGCAGTGAGACCGGACGAGTCCTCTCCGCCAACCTTATGACGTCGACGGGGTCGTGGGGTTCGTCGGTCAGCAGGGTGAACCAGTGAGCGTGTGAGCGTGAACCACAGTACTCATCATATCGCAGCGCAACGTGTGCGAGCTGTTCGACGTCGATGAGATCATCACCACGCTCGACGAATCGGCCCAGGAGTGTCTCGGGTTGAGCTGTCACGTGAATGAACGTCGCACCGAGGGTACGTAGCACCAGCTCTACGTACGCGGCCTGCCCCAGTGATAAGATCGATCTCTCGCGTAAGAGCGGACCGTAGATGAGCTCGCCCACGTGCCAACGATCCAACACGTGATGTCGTTCATCCCCGACCAGCGCACCCAGTGGTACGAGGTACTCACCCATCCCGGTGGCAGCGTGGGGTGGTGGACCCTTCTTCCAGTGGTGTGTGGTGCCGAGGTGTCGTACCAGCTCGCGCGCGAGTGTCGTCTTACCCCCGCAGTCAGGCCCCTCTAGTACGATAATCACGGTGACTACACTACCACCGTTCGGGCAACCGGTGTGAACGTGACGAGGGTGACGTCATGTGACCTAGCCCACGTCACGTCACTCTTCGTAGGTGCTGGCTTGGTGATGAAGTCGAGGACACGGCGCGCGTTGGGCCGGCCGAGGTGATGACGTCCACGCGCTCGTCGTAGCGCGTGACGCTGGAGCCGTGGACGCGCACCCCGACCGGTCGTGAACCGGCCGTCATCTTCATCGTGAGGACGCGCGTCACGTCGCTCGAGCTGATGATCACGGCGCGCGAGCACCGTGACGGCCAGCGACGCGGCGATGAACAGCACGAGACCGACCAGCACCGTCGACCCGAAGAAGCCGAGCGCCAAGAAACCAAGACCACCGGCGAGTGTCACAGCTTACCTACCTCTTCTCCTGCTTCTCTAAAGACCGTTCGGCGCTCTCTGACGTCGTCATCACCGCACGAGATCCAGCTCAGTCTGCACAGCGACAAGTCGATCCCACTTTTGCGCCTTCTCGGTGACCACGCCGTCGGCGCCCGCGGTGCTCTGCACGAGTTGAGCGAGCGTCACGAGCTCGGTCGTTAGCGTCACCAGGGTTGAGACGACGGTCTCGAGTGATGTGGCCACCGCGAGCACGCGCCGGCCCAGCTCGTGAGCGTTCTCGTCGGCGAGTTCCGGAACGGCGCCGTTGCTCGCGCTCGGTGTCGTCCGAGAAGCGCGTGATTCGTACCGAGTGCGTAGGTTAGGGAAGCGCTCGGTGTGCTTGCGGTACAGGACCGACACCTGTGAGCCCGTCCACAGGCCGCCACGAAGTGTACGTACACCGCGATCGTTCAGGTCGGAGGCCGCGAGTTCGTAGCGGTTGTGACGATCGAGGTGTCGGCACACGGCGCGGATCAGGGTGCGAAGTGTCTCGTCGGAGTAGGCCGGTCGTCGCTTGCCGACGTAGTGAGCGAACATGTGCGACGTCACCGACTTGACGTTGGGAGCGACGTACTCGTAGTTCGGATGCTCGCACTCGAAGAGCTCGGTTTCGTCGGCGAGCAGCAGCTTCGTCACGTTCCGGTACGGTACCAGCTTACCGCCGTACTGGGGGTGTGGGTGAGGACCAACGGCTCGCTCACGCGCGATGATCTCGCGGCCGTCGGGGGTCATCTTCGTCGTCTTCATCACTCGTACCACTCTCTGTGATCACTCTCTCGCCCAGCGGTTGGGTGAGACCTCTCGCCTCGCTACGCTGGATCATACCAGGTACCTGCGCTAAAACCGTAGGTTACGTTGTGTGGACGACGACGCCCGGCGACCGCTTGTCAACTCGTCGGGAGTCGCCGCCGTCTCACCTTGTGGTACCGGTTCTTCACTCTTCCCCTCACAAGAAGCAAAGAACCACTCACTAGGTGTCCTCGCCGGGCTCGCCGCTGCACGACTCAAACAAGCTTAGACACCTACGAGCGTAGCGGGAACCGGACTCGAACCGGTGACCTCTAGGTTATGAGCCTAGTGAGCTGCCGAGCTGCTCCACCCCGCGCTGAGTGCGAGTGATCCGGGTGGGTTGATGACTCTTGGGGAGGTCGCAACACCCGGATCACTCACGAGAGTTATCCTACCAGGTCGGGGTGAAGGTAAGTTAGTTTCACACCGGCTGAGGGGATTGGTGGGACCGGTGTGAGTCGATGAACGTGTTGAGCGCGTTGATGAGCTCACCGAGCAGGTGATTTGTGACGTGCTGCTGGGCGACGAGCTCCGCCACGCCGTACATCACCGTGAGACGACCACCCCAGCGTTCGTTCGCGATCGCGAGCCGCACGTACGCGTCTCTGACGGCCGCGACGTCCGCCGCGACGTCCACCTCACGCTTCGTCGGTGGTGAAGCACGTCGGACCCGGTACGTGCGCCCGAGCTGGCGCTCCACGCGGTCACGGATCGGCCGTGACAGCCGTAGGACGTCACCGCGGTTGGCCTCCGCGAACTTGATCGCCTCGAGCATGCGCTCCAGTGTGGAACCGTTGAGTGATACGCTCACGTCGGTCAGTCCTCCACGTCGAGTACGTCGACGTTCACAACGTCGTACGACGTACGATCGTCGGCGAGTGAGTGTGGGTCGTGCACCCAGATCGTTCGACCTAGGAGTAGCTGCTCACCCAGCTCCTCCGTCACGCGGTGTGGGTTCTGCTCCCAGCCCTCCAGACGATCGAGGGTGATGCGTAGTGTGATCTTCATCACTAGGTCACATCGCTTATGAAGTGACCGGGTGACGCGGGTGTAAACCGAATGGCCGCAGTTAGATCAACGCCACGGCGAGGTGCGTCGGTGCACATCTTGGCCCACGTCAGCGGGCCAACGTTCCGATCGTCGTACATGTTAGGTGTGAACCAGTGACGAGTTGGTTCGCCGAAGAGTACCATCGCAGCTACGTCATCTCGCACCACGACGGTGCTGTAGTTGTCTTCGGTCTCCGGCCAGTAGAGAACCGTGCCGTCGGGTGGCTCCGGTAGAGTGAGGTCATCGGTCATCGAACGTCTCCTCGGTGTTTACTCGCCGCTGGTGAAACGCCTCGGCGATCAGTAGCGCGACCGATCGTAGTGTCGTTGTGGTCGCGTGCTCGGCCTCCAACTCCCAGTGTTCTTGACCCGCGCGAAGGGCGTCGTCAACCGCGGTAGCCGTGATGGCCGCGGCGCGCACCATCTCCCGGGCTTCGACGGCCGCGAGCGCGGTCACGGTCGCTCGCACCAACCGGGACTCGTACTCATCACGCACGAGTCGTCGTTCGTCCTCGACGCGCTGAGCGGCGAGTCGCTCCACGGCCGTGACGCGCGCCGCCTCCGTGACACTCTGATCCAGTTCGTAACCGGTCGCCCACGCGAACAGCGTCGCGAGGTTGACACAGGCGAGTGCCTCGACACGCTGTCGTCCCGTGGCATCAAAGTCGCCGTGCCACAGAGTGACATGCTGCTCAACACTAGCGTCCGCCGAGCAGTCAGCCCCGGGCCAGAATCCCGCGTTGTCGAAGATCGTACCCTCGACGGTCACGCACAGCTCCTGCTCGTCGGGCTCGTGCCAGTTCGGGCGAACACCGAGCTCACGCGCGAGTTCGACCAGCTCAGCACGCCGGGTGATTCGTCTCACTAGGTCGCTCCTATCTCTCGATCACTCTCTACCTCACGAGCTACATCATATCAAGTTAACGTGATGTCGGCAACAACGACGGCTACGACCACGTAAGATCACTCATAAAAGTGATCCGGAAGACCAAACATGTCCGGGCTCTCAAGGATCATCGCGCCAATGTCAGTGTCCCGGTTGCTCTCGTTGCGCACGAACGGCTCGATCATCCGGCCACGGGGATCGAAGTTGCTGAAGTACATGATGGACTTACGCTCGGGATCGTACTCCTCCGGCGAGCTGACTCGTAGGTTGCGTGCCTGGTGGAACAACGGCGGGATCTCCTCACCGGTCATCGCCGTCAGGATGCTGCCCGGCATGATGAACACCTCGTCCGAGGCCGGTGTCAACGATGTGATCACGTCGTTGTGAAAGATCTCCAAACCCGGCGCGCTGGTCCAGATCACGGTGGCCACCACGCCGTCCTCGTGCCTGGTCTGCAGCAGCTCGCGCTCGGTCGGCGTGTGGAACGAGTTGAACTGAAGCACCGAGGTCGCCTCAAACGGCAACGCGGCAACACTCTCCACACCCTCGCCGTAGTACTCGCACAACTCGGCGACCAGGCGGGACATCAGCACGACGCAGACGTCGCGACGGTAGTCCTCCAGCGCGGTCAGCAACGGCCTGATCAGACCAAACTCTGGGATCGAGTAGGCCGACCTCACACCCCAGAAGAGAAAGGAGTCGTTGAGGTCCACGGCGTTGGGATCACCCGCGTGTGCGGCGCCCAGTGGCCGGTACCCGTTGTTCAACTTTGGCGATTGGTGCAGCGCTTGGCGCTCGGGATCGCGCTGGCTGAACTCCGTGGTCTGATCGTACAGCTCGGTGAGCAGGCGCGCCTGCCACGCGCCGAGCTGAACCCGGGCGAACCCCGCCACACGGAACTGGGTCAACAGCGGCAACGCTACGCACACCGTGAAGAACCCGTCGCGGGTGCGAGACGCGCTGTGTCGAGACCGGCGACGAACTCGGCGCTACGCAGAGTAAACTCAGCGCGAAGAGCGCGCCACTCTCGCCAGGCGAAGATGCCACCGTGATAGCCGTACCACGTGGTGATCGCGGTGCGACGCCGTGCGTCGTCGCGGAGCGCGCTCAGGTAGCGAGCGTTGACGACGGTGAGCTCGCCCAGCGCGTGGTAGTCGCGCTCACCCAGCGCCCGGTCATACGGTGCGTGGCACGAGTGTGTGGTCACCCGACACCCGCCTCCAGCCAGCGATCATACGCGACGGACAACCCGTGATCACGCGCGGCGGCGAGCTCGATCGCCTCCACGGACGCGTCCGGCAGCACCGGACGTCGCTGCCGCCACTGGGTGAGCAGCTCCATCACCTTGAACGCTGTGTCGGCCCAGGCGACGCGCGCGAAGTCGATCTCATCGGGCACGCGAGTGCGCCCGAGTGTGTGTACGAGGTACGTCGCGCGCTCGGACACGACGTCGTCAACCACACGGTAGATCGCCACCTCGAACCAGCGACACGCGCGGCAGCGCCAACCCGGGGGTGCGGTGTCACCCAGGTGCTGGTGCTCCCGCTGGTGGGATGACGCCTCACCGAGCAGGCTTCCCCGGAACGAGACGTTCTCCCCACCGCGTCCACGCACGGTGTACACTCGTGTGAGTGCGTCACCCTGTGTGGTGACCCCGGTGGGTGGGCCGACGTTGGCGGAGTCCGCCACCTCATCGATCACGGTGTTTTCCTCTCACTCGATCACTACTATCCGTGGGATCAATCTTACCAGGAGCGCCCACCAACGGGTGCGTTGGTGGGCCGCCTCATGATCTTATCTACGTACGGTGTGAAGATGAGGGTTGAACGATCGCCGTCGCACCCTCGTTCGTGAGAGCACGATGTACACGGTTGGCCTCATCGAGGTCGGTGTGGGTGAGCACGTCGACGGGCGCGGACTCGACGAACTCCTTCGCATCGCGAATGCCGAGGGCGAGTAGTCGACGAATCGTCCGGATGATGGGCAGCTTGTTGGGGCCAACGTCGACGAGCCGAACCGTGAACTCGGTGGGCTCATCTTCCACGCTCAACTCGCCGACGGCATCACCAACCGCATCACCAGGTGGTGACACGAGACGTGCCGGCTCGGCTGTGACGTCGAACGTCTCCGCGAACCGACGATGAAACTCGGTCAGCTCGACGAGAGTGAGGCCCCCGAACGCTTCGAGTAGGTCAGAGACACGACTCTCACCACTCTCACCACTCTCACCACTCTCACCACTCTCACCACTCTCACCACTCTCACCACTCTCACCACTCTCACCGCTCTGCTCCACGGGTCTTTGCCTCCTCACAACCACGGCCAGTGTGCGTCACGACCGGCCTCTAAGAGTGGGATCAACGTGAACGCCGCGTCGGTGAGGCCACCGAAGGTGTGACGGTTGTGACTACCCGCCGGCGCGTGACCGCGCTCGTAGCCCGCGAGGTTCCACGTGTAGAGTGGCGTCGTCGTGGGAACGACGGCGCTCACCTCGACGTGAGTGGCGTCCGCGGCGGCCTGCTCGTCGGTGATGATGATGACGCGATCGTGACCAGCGTGGTGTTGACGCAGCGCCGCGGCGGTCGCGGTGCCACCACCGAGGAAGAAGCCGTCACTCGCCCAGCGGGAGAGTGTCGTGAGTAACGACTCACCGTCCCGGAGTGCGAACGTCTTCGTGTGCGCGCCGTGTGCGTCGCCCCACACTCGGGCGGCCGACGAGAACGACACGAGGTCGGCGCTCTTCGCGCGACCGGCGAGCGCCGCGCCAAAGATCACCGCGACGTCCCAGCGCTTAAGTGTGCTGTTGTGCGAGAACTGCTCGTCCATCGAGGACGACGTGTCCACCAGGATGAGCGTCCTGCCGGTGAGCCGAGGAACGTTCGCGAGACAGTAGTTGAGCGCGCGCTCGAGCGGGTACGCCCAGCGGAGGCTGGGTGCCGCGCGGTGCGCCGCGAGAAGCCGGAGGGGAAGCTGCCGTGACCGCGCGACCTCGATCGGGTCGGCGAGCCTCGCTGCCACGGTCTGTGCGACCGCGTCTCGGACGCCCGCCTCGTCGAGGTTGCGCAGGTTACGTAGTAGTGCCATGTACCCCATCGAGGGCGCGAGTGCCTCCCACAGTAGGTTCTTCGGTAGCCGGTCGCCGGCTAGCGAGAGCACGTTCTCCCACGTCATACCCGCCGCGGCCAACGTCTCTACGTCGAGTAGCCCTGAGATACTGCTCTCTGCGACCAGCGAGCGCAGCTCAGCGTTGCGACGAACCGTCGTCAGCAGCTTGGGAACGGCGTTGTCGTGGCCGTGCCGCCGGTCCAGGGCGTACTTGAACAGCTCACCTTGCCACGGTGCGGTCGGACGTGGGTGAGTCAGCTCGACGACGTCCCCGAACCGAAACGCGTGTGATGTGGTGTCGTACTTGAGCAGCGCGCGCTCGGTGTAGAGTCGCCGAACGGCGTCGGTGACGCCACGCTTAACCGGCTGGGGTAGGTTCCGACCGTAGGACACGACGTAGTACGCCAGCAGCTCACCCGGCTCGTCGGCGCGCCGCAACACCGCGTCGACGAGCGCCCGCGCCAGTCCCCTGTCGTCGGAGAGGCCCGGTACCTCGTAGGCCGGTACGGACCCGAGGTCAGGACGCTCGCGGCGCGCTCGGATGAACTCGACGGCCCCGACGAGCGGCGCGGAGCGAAGGTCGGCGTCGGCGCGGAGCCAGCGGAGAAGCTGGAACACCCACACCGGGTCGGTGACCGCGACGGCACGCACCAGCTCACGAAACCGTGTGTCTCGCCGGGACGCTGACTCGTAGAACGCATCCTCACCCACGAGGTTTGACACGGCGAGCAGGAACAGCTCACTCTTCTCGTCACGGGCGTAGCCGGGTGCGCCCTCGTGTGTGAGACCGCCGGGTGTAGCCTCGGTGGTGACCGGGCTGGTCGTCGCCGGACGGACGCCGAGAACGTTGAACTTAGTCATAATAAGCAGCTCTACTTCCTGCCCGCGTAGAAGTCGTCACACGAAAACGTGCGACCCAGGGTGATCGGCGCACCGAGCGCGTGAGAACCCATACCTACGCTCTCACACCCGCACACTCGCTAGGTCGCACGTTCTCACATCGTGCTCCCCGAGGACGTGTCGTTCACGGCTTGTCACAAACCGGAGAAGTAACCGTGAACTTCGCACCGAGGAGATAAGACGAGGACAGTGATGATCAACGTTGACCGTCATCGTCCCACTTCAGCTGATGCTCGTATCTCGTTGAGTTGACCGAGTTCAGGGTGACCAACGGTGTGATTTCAGCCAATTTGAAGTAACCGTCGGTCGGCGCACCGGTCAACCTATGACAACACTAACAGGATCTTGTCGAGCGTGCAAACTCGTACCCACCGAGTGGCCGTCTAACGACACTTGATGATCACTTGGTGATCGTCCGGTGGTGTCACTGGGTGACACCCGCACGCCGGAGTGGTTGTAGATTCAAGGCAGTAGACGACGGTGGGCGCCCAGCCGCCAAGCCTAGGCGCCCACTCACACAACTAGATAAACAGGAGTAGCTGTGTTGGATCCTATCATCACCTACAGACGGGAGTTGCCACAGGTGCTTAAGCTAATAGTACCACAACCGCGCTACGTCCACGGTTGTGAGCTGCCGTGACGACGGAGAAGATCACGGCAGCGCGTGGTTACACCGAGCGTGGTTGGTACGTGTTCGTACTCGGAACTGGTAAGACACCACTGCCGAACTGCGAGAACTGCCGGCCGGAGATCACCGGGCCTTACCACGATCGCACCAACTGCGCGTGTCTCACGTGTCACGCGTTCTACGCGGCGACGCGTGACGTTGACCGACTCACCGAGATGATCGAGCATCACCCGCTCGGCATGCTCGCGGTCCGAACGGGTAACGTGAGTCGATTGCTCGTCGTGGACGCGGAGGCTACGAAGAGTGAACCAAACGGACCCACCGGTCTGGAGGTTCTCGACGCTTGGGAGTCGTGGACCAACGGTGTTACGCTGCCAGCGACGCTTCAGCAGCGCACCGGCGGCGGTGGGCTTCACGCGCTCTACCGACTACCGGTAAGTGCGCCCATCATACGCAGTCGGCGCGTCTTGCCCAGCGTTGACGTCAAGGCCGAGCACGGCTACGTGGCGGTGGGACCGGGCGGTGACGGCCGTCACTGGGTGGATGAGGTTACGCCGGTCGCCGACGCACCGTCGGAGCTCATCGCGTGGCTCAGCACCCAGCGGAACGTAGTGTTGCGAGCCCACGGTGGTGAAGACACCACTCCGATCGACTACTCATTTGCCGTTGCCCGAACGCTGGACGTCATACCGGACGGCTGGCGTGAGGTGTTCACGCGTGACTTATCGTTCGTGCTTCGAAAGTCCGGTGTCTCACGTGAGCGCGCGACCGAGGTGCTGCGTGAGCGCTGGACGACGTTCGCCCAGCCACCCAACGCGCAGCACTACGTACCGTGGGAGCACGTCGAGTACAAGATCGAGCGTGATTGGACCAACTTGTTGCCAGACACACCTAGCGGCGGCATGACCTGGGCGCAGAACATCATTGATGAGGCAGCACGACGACTTACAGCGAGCTCGGCATTGGTCCCTATAAACAGCTTAGTGAACGACGAAGAGATCGATGAAGAGATCGCGGGCAGTGGTGAGAGTGATGAGCCACCGGCGCTCACAACACCTCCGTTGGCCGTCGGAGAGCTGGACCCGGACCGGTGGTATGGCACCCATGACGACGGCACGGCCGCTCGGTTGGTGGCCGTCTGGGGTGACTGGTTCCGGGCCATCCCACGACAACGTGGCGGCTACACCTGGCTGTACTACGACGGTGTCACCTGGCACCAGGACACACGCGAGCAGATCTGGCAGGCGGTCGCCGAGGTCGTTAGACGACTGCCGGACGAGCTGCACGCCTGGGAAGCTCGGTGTGCCGCACTAACCGTGGAGGGCGTGCAAGACTGGCGAACGGCGGTGATCGGAGGCAACGGACAGAACGCCGGTGAGTTTCAGGTCGTCGTCGCTCTTAGGAAGTACGGTGCGGCCTGCCGCGAAAACGCGCGAAAAGAGACGGGGGCCCGAGCGTTCGCGCGCCTGCGCGCGGTGGCAGAGGCGGACCTGGACGCTAACACACGGTACCTGGGGTTACCGGATGGTCGAGCGCTCGACGTGAGAGCTGTTCACGTAGGCTCAGACCGCTCCACGTGGTTGGTGCCGGCACGACCAGAGATGCTGCTGACCAAGCAACTCGGGTGTGCGTACGTCCCGGTAGACCAGACGTACCCGGGCACCTGCTACGAGTTCTCCAACTTCCGCCGGTACCTGGAGGGCGTGTTGCCGGACGCGAAGGTTCGAAGCACGCTGCAGGAGTTCGTCGGCTACGCGCTACTCGGTGAACCAAACGAGAAGATCGTAGTGCTGCTCCACGGCCCCCCGGACTCCGGCAAGACGGTGTTACTGGAGGTCCTAGAGGCACTCTTTGGCGACTACGGTGGCTGGACGGACGCGCAGGCCCTGGTCGCGGGTAAGGCTAAGTCTGCGCATCAAGAGTGGTTGAACAACATCCGTGGACTGCGACTGGTTTGCACCCCAGAGACCGCGCGTGGTGCGAAGATCGACGCCGCGTGGATGAAGTCGTACTCTGGTCGAGAGCCACAGACCACGCGAGGCGCGTACGGTGACACATCGGTCACGTGGAAGCCGACCGGGATAATCTTCAACGCGTCGAACCACTACGTCGAATATGACGCGGATGACACCGCGGTGGCGGAACGAACCCAAGTTATCGAGTTTGAGCGGCAGTTTCTACGCGGTAATGATGAGCGTGATGATCAGTTGCCACAAAAGATCCAGGACGGTGAGCTACCCATCGTACTCAACTGGGCGCTGGACGGACTGCGCCGGCACGGCGAGCGCGGTGGCCTACTCATCGCCGATCGGATAGTCGAGTGGTCGAACCGTTACCGGATCGCGCAGGATACGACGGGACAGTTCATCGCGGACGCGAGAGAAGAGGGTTTCCTCGTCGAGGATGAGACCGGTGCCGTGTCGTCAGCGTTCGTAACGGTTAAGGTCGTCTACGAGCTGTACCTGTCGTGGTGCCGTGTGCAGTCGGTCCGGCACCCGCTCGGTCGCAACAGGTTCAACGCACACCTACGAACGGTCTACGGCTGGCGGGACGTTCGAAGTGGTGTGACACGCTGGCACGGCTGGACGTCACCGGTAACGAGCGCCGCCTCGGTTGTACTACTCCAGTGGTGAGTACAAACTGGTATAAATCCTGGCAATGATCTTGGCAGTTTCACCGTTGTTGATCTATATTGAAAGTGCCAAGGTCTCATATGGGATCATATCGTCTTGGCACTTTCACCTAGGATCTGGCAGTTTCAACGGCCCGAAAACTCCCAAACTGCCAAGAAAGTGCCAAGGCATCCTACATCATATTGATCTTCATTTAACCAGCTAGATCCTTTATACCAACTAAACTTAATCTTATTTTAAGTTATGATTGGCAGTTTGGCAGTTTCGCTAGGGTTGTTAGAGGTATAAGGAGGAGGAAATTGGGGATATTTATACCGATTTGTTCCCCACCCTTCCCTGGTGGTACTAAACTACTCTCAGAACTGCCAAAATGAATCATCTTAATTGATATCAAGAGTTAATGATAACGAAAGTGGTGTTGTACCGGCACCTATCACCGGCCTGGACGGCATCCGGTGGGCACTCATGCCGACGAAGTACGCGGAGGCGACACTACGGTCATTCGGGCAGCTAGATCACGTAAATGAGTTCATCGAGTGGCTCCGGGACCGCGACGTGCTCCAGGTCGTGGACATGTCCCAGATGCCGGTGTCACACTGCACCAAGGCGACGGAGCTGCACGAGTGGTACGCGCTCTGGGTTAAGAAGCACGGTGATAAGCAGGACAGGGCCGAGGCGCTCAACCTACGAGACTTCTGTGCGGCGCTACGCGACCGCGGCTGGGTGTCGCGGCAGAGCGCGGGGACGCGCTGGGTAGGAACTCGGCTCACGCAGGTCCCGGGAATCTGGTCACTTTAAGTCACCCCACTGACCAGCGACGAGTAATGATTCAGTAATACTGGTTGGGTAAACTGGGTGCCAAATGAGAGTACAGATCACTGACATCACTATGTGATGGACTACTACTAGCTTAGTTTGTACTTAGTTTGTACCTTATTGTAAGTAGAGAGTATAGGGGGATTTGGGGAGAGTTACCAGCTAGATGACTTGCCCGTGAACGATTGTAACCTTGTACCCACTAGTCGTGAAAGCTCGCGCGAGCGTCTGCGCGACGTGCGCGTCTGAGGAGGCTGGGGAAACTTTTCGGAGCCAGGTGCTTACAGGGTACAAAGTGGAGTTAATGACACAGAATCACGTAGTTGAGGACCTCACGTCGCCCGGGCCTCTCAACACGGCGAGCACGACAGCCTAACGCACGAGTGCGTGAACTTTGTGGAATTAGCACACATGTGAAGAACTGTCGCCCGTGCCCGGTGCACGTAGTATGATTGTGTTTGTGCCACAGGTTACGCGGAGACACGTCGAGGAGGGTGTCGTCGGGGCGGAGCGAGCCGCGACGCTGAGCGACGCGCAGCGACGCGGCCTGCGCCACGCGACGAACCGCTGGGCGACCGGTCCCCGTGAACTGGCGCTCGGGGCCGTGCTCTCACGGCTGGGCACACCGCGAAAGCTGCGAGGCATGGGCCTAGGTCACGGTGGTCTCGTCCGCTGGGTCACGGACCCGGACGGAGCTCGCTGGCCCGCGTTCACGGTCGCCGAGCTGATGGCGAACGGGATCAAGGGACCGCGTTGTCCGGAGCGACGCCGCCGGGCCCGGGGAACACCGTGGTGTCACAACCTGGCGGGTGCGCGAACGGATCACCTGGGAGTGGGGCGTTGTCGTTCGCACAGTGGCAACCGGTCGAGCATGAGGGCGGAAGGTGCCTGGGTCATGTCACACGCGTTCTCTCAAGAATTCAACTGCTCTCCCTGGGAGGGACTTCTCTGGGCGGTCCGCGTCGCCGCCGGGAAGCTCGCGTACTGCGAGCGGGTGATCGGCACGGCGACGTCGGACCTCCAGCTGGAGGGCCGGCTCGCTCGTAACGAGGCGGGTGTCCAGGTGGATCCCGACACGGGCGAGCCGCTGGGCGTCGGTGGCCTGCGTGACCTGTCGTTCTGGGTCGCGAAGTCCGAGCTGTGGCACGAGCGACTCGCGCGAGTGAGCAAGCTCGCGGTGGACGCGGGTGTGGCCGAGCGCGTCGTCGAGGCGCAGATCCTGCAGGTGCAGCTCATGACGCGACCCGTCGAGGCGGCACTCGCCGCGCTGGATCTTACGGTCGAGCAGGAGAGTGTCGCGCGTCACGCGCTTCGAACGGAGCTGCTGGCGATCGAGGCCGAGCGCGTGGGAGTCATCGTCGGGTCGTCGCCGGACGAGTGGAGTGAGACGTCGTGACCGCCGGCGCCCGCTCGAGGCACGCCGGCCGGCCCGCCAACTCACCCTCGACCGCCGTAGGGCCGGCCCTAGCCTCCTGGAGCGGCCTCGGTGGCGTAGCATGCTAAAACCTGTCGGTGGCGGCGGGTCGCTCGACTAGCTGGGTGGTAGCGCCGTCGATAAGATCTTGATCGGTGGTGTACATTCGTCACACTCGCTGGTATAGTAAGAGGTAGCGGAAGTGACGGTAGGAGTGATCGAACGACGCAGGAGGACGAGTGGTCAGGGTTGATGAGATCTTAGAGCTGCAGGCGGACCTCCACGCTTGGCTGGGTGATGAGACGTTCCGCTCGGTCATTGAGAAGATCATGCAGCAGCGCACCCGGCTGAGCGACCGGGGGCTGCGGAACCTCTCACAGGCCGTGAGACGTCACGCGCGCGACGGCTACGCGTACCACGTGGCGCCGGGCATGTCACCACTGGTCGAGACCGCGGCGGCGACGCTACCGGGCACCACGACGTTTCGACTCAACATGTGTCCCACGCTCGCGGGGGTCGTCCGGTTCGTAGAACCACTGCCGATCACGGACGTCCGGGGCAACGTCATGCTCGTGCACCTCATGACGTGGGGACCGGCCGGGGTGCGTCGTAGTGGTGACAGTGGTGAGCAGCCGGGGGTGCTCATCTCACTCTGGAACGACCTCAACGCGCTGCCGGACCACTACGGTCGTGAGATCTTAACCCAGTACGGTAAGCGGGTGAGGCAGGTGTTGGGCCGGTGGTCGTTCATCGGGTGTGAGATACTCTACGAGGGCTTGCGCGTCGGACCGTGGCTCATCACACCCGGTCGTGACTCACTTCCGGCCCACCTCGCGGGAGAACTACGACCGTTCACCAACGTGCTGCGGTACTTCGCGGCACTGCTCGAGCTGCTCGACCAGACCATCGTGATGACACGCACCGAGCGAGCGAACGTACACACGCGCCGCGTTCTCCGTGAGCGTAAGCTACGAGACGTCGCGGCGCGTGACGTCACCGTCATCACACTACGTCGCGCGTACGACGAGCTGGGCACGCATCACAGCGGTGGCCGTGAGTACTCGTGCCGCTGGTTAGTCCGGGGCTTCTGGCGTGATCAGCGGGTTGGCCCAGGTCGCGCGGAGGTAAGACGCACGTGGGTCACCGGTCACGTCAAGGGACCCGCCGACCAACCGTTCCGCGTTCTCAAGAAGATCTACAAGCTGAGTCGGTAGGAGTGCGTTGTCGACGGTTCGTTCGGCAGCACCGAGCGACCGTTGCGGGCGCTCAGACGGAGCTGGAGCGGTCGTAGTGGCTCGGTGTGTTGCAAACCGTCGGTGACGACTCGTCAACCCACCGACTGGGTGAGAGGGAGGATGATGTGAGGGCACACGGTCGCGTGTCGACGTACACCAACGGGGGTTGTCGCTGCCTCGCCTGCACCGAAGCGAACACCGCTCGCGTTCGACGAGCCCAGCTTAAGCGCGCCGAGCGGCTCATCGTGAATCCTCAACTCGTTGTTCACGGCCGTGCGTCGACGTACACCAACTGGGGTTGTCGTTGTAGACCGTGCACCGATGCGAACACCGCTTCGAGCCTAGTTTATAAGCGTAGTCGACGAGCTGCGGCCGGTGCGTGACGAGAACGATGGGAGTAACGTGAGGTACGTCGAGGCGCCTCATCCACTGTACGACGTGCGCGAGCGAGCGCTGTTTCTCGCCGGTGGCATCACCAACTGTGTTGACTGGCAGAGTGACGTGGTGACGTGGCTGCGCGACCAGCGCATCACAGTGCTGAACCCACGGCGGCCGAACTTCGACGTCGGGAACCGGGCCGCGGCGTACGCCCAGGTTGCGTGGGAGCATCGTCACCTGCGACTCGCCGACGTCATCCTGTTCTGGTTCCCGGCGTCGGGCGACGTCGCGCAGCCGATCGCGCTCTACGAGCTCGGCTACTGGGTTAACTCCAGTAAGCAACTCGCGGTGGGAGCGCACCCGGACTACGTGCGACGATACGACGTAGAGCTGCAAGTTAAGCTCACGCGGCCGGCGCAGGTGATTCACGGTGACCTCATGAACACGGTGGCGGACGCCGTCGAGCTGCTAAAGTGGTGATAAAGAGCGTGAGAGCGGAGCCGGTACGCTGTGAGGCGTGTCACCGCGTGAACGTCTCGTGTGAGAAGAAGCTCGTCAATGGTAACATGATGTGGTTGTGCCGAGACGCGCGTGACTGCCGGGTTCACTGGACGGCTCTACGTGTTGCGCCGCGCGGCTCTCGACGAGATCGGAACCGCGGGTGAGTAGCCCATGCCCGTTCTGCGATCGGGATTGCGAGGCCTGTGGCTACCCCATCGACGGGGGATGGGAGCACGAGACTCGCCACTTCACCAACGTACTCACCTGCACAGTTCGACGCGTTACCCGCCCGCTAGTCGAGATCGTCCCGCTCTTCTTCGCACACGCCCAACACCGCTCGACCAAGGAGACTGCTGAATGACCGAGGATCACCAAGATTATCTTCAGGTAACGACGAGTGATCGTGGCCTCGACCAGCTCCCGCCGATCCTCGGCTCGTACGGTGATCGGTTGACCGGTAGCTCGGTGAGGGTGTACGAGTCGAGTTCGGCGCGGGGGCCGCACGTCTGGCTGTGTGCCGAGGCGCCGGTGGACCTGAACAGGCCGGACGGGCTAAAGGTGGAGGCGTCGGTTCATCTCACGGAGGAGAACGCCTGGCACCTCGCCGAACAGATCATGTACCTGGTGCGCAACCACTACCAAAGGGACGGCCCGTAATGCGAGCACGGCGTGCCCAGCGGCGCTGGCAGCTACCCGACATCAGGGGAACCGCTTTGTTCGCTGTGCTGAGCGCGAGCACGTGTTGCGTCTTGATCACCCGATCTCGAGGAGTCGACTCAGCCGTGATCAGCATTGAACCCACACTGTGCGTGATCGACGCCACCCTGTCCGCGGTGCAGCCCGAGCGTCTGCCCTTCGGCATGTGCGTCTACCCCGACACCCCGCGTGCCCGGCGTACGCCGCCGGCTGGTCGACCACCGCGTCCCGGTGATCTCGACCCGGCGTACGGCGAGGCGCTCGCCGCGAGACTTGCCCGTGTGGTTGATCGGCTGGCCGCCGAGTGGTGCCCTCGCCGCGACCGCAGCGATGGCCGTCATGGCTGACCGCGCGCGTTGTTCGGAGTGCTCAGGCGAGTTCGTCCTGAAGAAGGACGGCACCCCGCGCTGGCACAACGGCGACACCTTTGTGAACGGCTGGCGGCAGACGTGCACGGGCGTCGGGAAGCCGCCCGCGTTAATCGAGAAGGAGTGAAAACGTTGAGAGTTACCACGGTGACGCTGGCCGCGATCGCCAAGAAGGTGAGCGAGCTGGAGCGTGTCGGCGCCGACGTTCCGGAGCTACGGGTTCACGGCTACCGGGTCACACTGGAGCGGCAGGACAGTCAGCGGGACGGTCTGATCATCTGGATCACCGGCATCGAACCACTGAGCACCCAACCAGCGTCGTGACCGACTTTTCCGACGCTGACATTGGCCGACTGGCGAGCGTGTTGCACGCCGACATGTGTGGCTGGAACTGCCCGGGTCATGGCGCTATGCAGCCGATTCAGGACGCCACGTACCGCTCGGCCGCCACCGCCGCGCTGCGACACCTCGCTAAGACCGGCCGGCTCGTTCCAGAGGGCGCGGAGACCCTACGTCAAGTGGATCACGGCGGTGCTGACCAAAAGGTGACTGTAACTGGCCAACCGCGTCTTGGCGACAGGGTACGGGTTCGGTGTGGTGCGACTGGCCGCTACCTCACCAACGGACTGGCGTTGTACGTCTCCGTGCAGGACAACGAGCTCGGCATTGATGAGATCAACTCTGACGGAGTGGCGCCACACCCGACGTTGTCGGTGCCGACCGACGACGAACTACGTGGTGCGCTCGCCGGGTTGATCACTATGAACGTAAGACGTGAGAGTTCATCGAGGAGGCGACGTGAAGATTGAACTCACCACCGTCGGCCCAACGCTTCATCGAGGAGGCGACGTGAAGATTGAAGATATGACGTGGTCAAGGTCAAGTGAACTTATGTTATCACCGTCGACGCTCCACGCCGTGCAGGTTGAGGCGATGCGCGCGCACTTGAAGCACGGTGATCGATCGTTGCTCAACCCGACGATGCTGGCGGTCGAGAAGCTGGCCGCACTCGTCGAGGAGGTCGGCGAGGTGGGTCGCGCGCTGACCTATGACCAGGACCACTCCGAGGGACTGATCAGGGAGCTGATCCAGGTGGCTAGCGTCGCACTGTCCTGGGTTGAGTCACTCACGGTGACGCTCGCTCGCGGAGAGCTGGCCGAGAGCGACGTGAGCACGTCACCGGCCGTGGCCGTAGCGGGTGACCGGCCGGTCGCGGGCGACGGTCACACCTACTCTTCCGCGGACGGGGTGGACATCACACGTCCCACGGTGTGTCCCTGCGGTCACTCAACGATCGATCACATCGGTACTCGGACCGGCGCCCAGGTGCGGACGGTGTGTGCGATCAGTGGATGTGAGTGCTTCGGTACCTCGTGGCACTCCGACCGGTGAAGCGTCTAGAGTTGTGTTGTGAACAGAAGAGCGTTGCTCAGTGGCGTGTTTACGGCCGTTACGTCACCGTTGATCGGAGGAGATGTGGGACAACCTACCGCGCTGCCGTCGGTCGCGCAGGACACGTCACTCGTGGGCGTCAACGAGACCGCCGAGAACGCGGCGGTCCTGCGCGTGGGACGAGTGACTGGGTACACGGGTGGTGTCATCACCGTTGCGATCTCGGGTTCGGACGTGCTCGCCAACGCGGCGTACCTGACCCGGTACAACCCAACGGTAGGTGATCTCGTCGTGGTGTTGAGGTCGGGAGCGTCGTGGGTGGTGCTGGACAGCTTTGCCACAACGCCCGGGCGGTTCGTGCCCGTGTCAGGCACCGTAGCGACGTACGAGAGCACGGCGTCGGTGTCGTTCACCAACCTCACCACCGTCGGCCCAACGCTGTCCGACGTGGTGATCGGATCGTCGGGTCGTCTCCTACTGTTCATCTCTGCACTCATCAACATCATCGGTGCGAGTGATGGGCAGATGGGGGTGGACATCACCGGTGCCACCGTGTTGCCGGCGACGTTCCAGCGGGTGTTCGGGTTCGCCGGTCCGGCGGGATCGGGAGTCGAGGGCACGCGACTGCACCTGCTCGAGGGGCTCAACCCCGGCCCCACGACGTTCGTCGCAAAGTACGCCTCACTGTCGGGAGTCAGCGTCGACTTCGCACGACGTAACCTCACCGCCGTCGTCTTGTGAGAGAAAAAGTGAGTGATGATCGTCGTATGGCCAACATAAAGTATGATATAGTTATGATGTAGTAACGCTAAGACGTAAGTGATCTAAGCGAGAGGTGAGAGTGATGCGACGAGAAGGTGCGTCATGGTGATGACGACACTCGCTGACGTTCTCGATCCGCACGCGCTTCGGCGCGCGCTGACGAGTGGACACGTCCGCGCCCAAGCTCACCCCGAGCTACCCTACACGATCTTGAACTACACCGAGCGAGCGGCGTATGACGTCGCCTGGAATGACGTCACGTTGTCGTGTCGTGGTCTGATCTACGATCACAGCACGGACGTGGTGCTCGCGCGACCGTTTCGGAAGTTCTTCAACTACGGACAGCTCTTCAGCCACGGACAGTCTAGCGGACCGATCCTCGACCTCGACTCCGCGGCGGTGGTCACGGACAAGGCGGACGGTAGCCTGGGCATCTTATACCCAACACCGGACGACTGGGCGATCGCGACCCGTGGTTCGTTCACGAGCGACCAGGCGGTGCACGCCACCGAGGTCCTGCGGTCACGGTACGCCACGTTCGAACCGCCGCCCGGGCTGACCGTCCTGGTGGAGATCGTGTACCCGGGCAACCGGATCGTGCTGAACTACGGCGACCTGGACGACCTGATCCTGCTCGGCGCGGTGGACATCGCCACAGGTCGCTCATTCGATCCTGGCGTCTTGATGGGTTGGCCCGGACCGGTAACCGAGGTCTTCTCCTACGCCACCCTGGCACAAGCGCTGGTGGCTCCGCCACGACCGAACGCGGAGGGGCTCGTGGTGCACCTATCCCACAGTGATAACCGGGTGAAGTTTAAGCAGGAGGACTACGTCGCGCTACACCGCATCGTCACCGGGCTCAACGCTCGCACGGTGTGGCGGCACGTCGTCAGTGGTGAGCCGCTCGGTGAACTAATCACTCCGCTGCCCGACGAGTTTCACCCGTGGGTGCGCGCTGTCACCGCCGAGCTCACCGCTCGCGTCGAGCGACAGCGCGCCGAGCTGGTGCGGGCGTACGACGACGTGCTGTGGGAGCTGTCGCAGCTGACGAAGACGGCAGAGGACTGGACGCGTAAGGACTTCGCGCTCCACGTAGCGTCCCACCCTCACCGCTGGGCGATGTTTATGCTACTAGATCGGCGTGACATCTGCCCAACACTGTGGCAGCGCGCTCAACCCGAGGCGTCGTGGACGCCGTCCGGACGCACCTACTCGGAGGACACAGCGTGAACATGTTCTTCTTCATCGGCTTTGTGGTGGGACTACCGGTCTTCTACGTGATCGCTCGATGGATCATGAGACGATGATGGACCTGTCGGGTGCGAGTCTTCAGGTGCTGCTCACCGTACACACGAACCTGCGCAACGGCCTGAGTCGCGTCGCTGAGACGCTGGACGACGGCACGTTTCACGTCGTTGGAGCGCACGGTGAGGCGTCACCGGCCCAGTTTGGTCAGCTCATTCTCATCCTACTCAGAGAGATCAACGCCGAGCTCTATCGGAGAACGGAAGCCCTCATGCCGACGCTGACGATCACCCGCGGCCTGCCCGCCTGCGGCAAGACGACCTGGGCTCGGGCCTGGGTGGCGCGTGACCCGACCCACCGGGCCAGGGTGAACCGGGACGACCTGCGCGCCATGGTCCACGACGGGGTGTGGCTCGGGCAGGACACCGAGAAGCAGATCGTCGCCGGCCGCGACGCCACGATCCGGGCACTGCTACGGCGCGGGGTCGACGTGGTGTGCGACGACACCAACCTGCCGCAGCGAACCGCCCGGGACCTGCGCCGCCTCGCCGTTGTGGCCGGTGCCGAGTTCCTGGTGGTTGACTTGAGCGACGTGCCGGTCGGCGAGTGCGTGCGCCGCGACGCCGTCCGTGACCGGCCGGTCGGCGAGTCGGTGATCCGGGACATGTGGAACCGGCACGTGCGTGGCCGGCCGCGTCCGCTGCCGCTCGCCGACGAGCCGCAGGACGGGGGCGACCAGCCGGTGCCCTACGTTCCGCCGCCGGGCGCACCCAGCGCGGTGCTCGTCGACGTCGACGGCACAGTGGCGCTGATGGCCGCCCGGTCGCCGTACGACGAGACGCGCGTGCGCGAGGATCGTCCCAACCTGCCGGTGATCGCTGTGGTGAACGCACTCTACGACGCCGGCCACGCCGTGGTGTTCTGCTCGGGCCGCACCGAGGGCTGCCGCGTCGAGACCGAACGCTGGCTCTGTGAGCACGTGATGGCGCCGGTCACCGCTCTTCACATGCGCGCCGTTGGCGACACTCGCAGAGACGCGATCGTGAAGCTGGAGCTGTTCGACCGCCACATCCGCGACGCGTACCGCGTGGTGTGCGTCCTCGACGACCGCGACCAGGTCGTAGAGATGTGGCGTGCGCTGGGCCTGACGGCGCTGCAGGTGGCACCCGGCGACTTCTAGGAGACGTATGACGAGAAGAAAGCACCGGGTCTATAAGAACGTTCACCGGTCAGGCGATAAGACGCGTAACCCACGTTGCGGACCGTTCGTACCACACACCGTCTACTGTGAACTTCACCAGAAGAAGGCGTTCACACGTGATCAGGCCAGGGCCGCGACGCGAAACTTGGACACGGGCATGCGTGAGTACCGGCGCACCGTTCTGGTGAACTGCGGCTTGTGGCACATCGATCACCTGCCGGAGTCGGTGCGACGCGGTGACCACACCGCAGGCGAGATCTTTGAACACAACTACGATGACGATGATGATGATGATGATGATGATGATGATGATGATGATGATGATGATGATGATGATGATGACGACGAGCGCGAGTAGGTGAAGAACGTGAGTGACGAGATGAAGGTGCTCGTGGGGTTGGTGCTGATCGTCGTAGCGGCCGTGAGCCTGTGGTGGGTGTTCACACACGTGGCGGCCGGACCGGCGCTTCCACCCACCCCGCGCGTGACGTCATCGCAGTGATGACGTCGATAACGTTAATGATGATCTTGTTTCTCTACGAGCAATTCACCTCTTCTTGGTAGAATCGTAGCAGAGCGAGTGAAGAGGAGAAGAGGAGAAGAGGAGAAGAGGTGAGTGATGTGATGATCATCGATCGGTTCACCGGTGAGTACCGGCTCCTCAGCAACTTTAGCCCACACTCGGTCACACTGAGTGATGACGGGATCGAGTACCCGACGCTGGAACACGCCTTCCAGGCCGTGAGAACGCACGACGCCGGTGAGCGTGCGTTGATCCGCGAGACGCTGTCTCCCACGCGGGCTAGAAAACTAGGGCAGTTCGTGGAGCTACGGCCTAGGTGGGACGAGACCCGGTACGCCGTCATGTTGGAGCTCGTGCGCCTGAAGTTCATCACCCACCCGGACGCGCTCACGGGGCTGCTCGCCACCGGGGACGCGACGCTCATCGCGGGTAACGACTGGCACGACAACGTCTGGGGTAACTGCACGTGCCTTCGGCGTGTGTGCGCCGCACCCGGGAGCAACGTGCTCGGCCGGACGCTGATGAAGGTGCGTGGTGAACTCCGTGCCGCGACGAGAGTGTGACGGAAGTAGTGGCTCGCGTTGAGTGGAACGTGTTCGTGCAAGGTGTGAAGTTAGGGGGTCTTGACGTTGACGATTGAGCGTGTCATCCTGCTGGTTGTGTTCGGCGCGCTGGGCGTGGGGCTCGTGCTCTACGTCCTCAGCGTTGGACGTGGACGTGGGCGTCGTAGGTGACGTCACACACGCCACAGCTCATATCACCTCACCTGATATGATAAGAGTAAGAGACAGCTAAGAAAACTCATCGACAGGAGATGATGATCGAGTGCTCAAGAACTTGGGTGCGTGGAAGCGCGTGTCGTTCGTACTCGTAGTTCTCGCACTGGCCGTCACAATCGGTGGCTGCGGTAAGATGCGTGAGAAGGTCAAGGACGCACCGATGAATGACCAGCTGGACAACACCGGTGTCGCGACGCGAGTCGTGATGCCGGACGGCTACTCGAACGTGGCCACTAAGTGCGATCACGGTAACCGGATCTACGTGGCGTTTCACGGAGACTCGCCCTACACCGCGATCGCGATCGTACCCGGTGACCCAACTTGTCCTAAGAACTAGGTGAGAGAAGGAGAGGCACGAGAGTCGTGGACGGAACGTTCATCGGCACGATCGTGTTCGGGGTGCTCACGCTCGTGGGAGTCGTCGTGTGGCTTGCCACGCGGGTGACCAACCCACGACCACACTCTGATCAGTATGACACACTCTCCGGTCACCGCCGAGCGGTAGCAGCGTGGGAGCTGCGCGGTACCGCGCGACGAGCCGCCCGCTGGACGGTCATCGCGCTCGGTGGGTGCACGGTGTTACTCTTCACGCTGTCGTGCTTCACGCGCGTCGGTACCAACCAGATCGGGATCATGAACTCGTTCGGGCGACCCGTGGACGCGCTGTCCAACGGCGTGCACCCGAAGTCGCCGTGGGAGACGAAGGTCGAGTTTGACGCGTCGCGGCAGTTCCTGCGCTTCCAGGAGCGCGGCAACGGCAAGGAGACGCACAGCGAGAAGGTGTTCCCGGCCTTCAAGGTTCGCATCGCGAACAACGCGGGCGCGGAGGTCTGGGGCGTCGTGACGTGGCAGATGCGCGCCGACACCCCGGAGGAGAAGTTGCAGGCGGTGCAGCTGTACCGGCAGTACCGCACGTTCGAGCGACTGAACGACAACTACGTCGCACAGTCGACGCAGGCCGTGCTGCTCGCGACGTTCGCGGACGTCAACCCGCTGGTGCCGGACAAGAACCCATCGTTCGCGGAGCTGTCCGTGACGACGGAGCGGCACCTGCGCGAGCTCGTCGGCGCGCAGCTGGACGTCATCTCGGTGCAGCTCACGTTCGTGGACTACGATGATAAGACGGACGATGCGATTAAGTCTGTGCAGGCGCAGATCGCGAAGACCGCCGAGGAGACCCAGCGACAGAAGACCAACGAGGCGGCGGCTCGCGCCGCAGCCGCGCTGGGTAGCACCGCGCAGGGACCACCGCCCAGCGAGGCGGTGCTCATCAACAAGTGTCTGGACATCGCACAGGCACTGGGTAAGGAACCCGGCTACTGCTTCATCCGAGGTGCCACTCCGATCATCGGGCGCTCACCGCAGTAGGGTTCACTCGCGCTACGTTGACCGATGAGTGACGAGGAGAGTGACGCCCGTGAACACGGTGCTGCTGAATGGGATCGTCGGGTCGACCGCGTACAACTTAGCGGACTCTGACTCGGACGTGGACAGACTCGGGATCTTCGCCGTTGACACGGTGGAGCTGCACGGGTTGAGGCGTCCGGTTGAGAGCATCGTTAGGACGCATCCGGATCGCACGCTTCACGAGGTGGGTAAGTGGTGTCGACTCGCACTTAACGGTAACCCCACCGTGATGGAGCTCGTGTGGTTACCGCGTGACCTGTACGAGGAGAGCACCGAGCTCGGCGAGGAACTCATCGCGTTACGTGGCGAGTTCTTGAGTGCGAGTCGCGTGCGAGACGCGTACCTGGGCTACGCCACCCAGCAGTTCTACAAGCTTCAGGCGCGCGGTGATGGGTCGTTCTCTGCCGACACGCGTAAGCGTATGGCGAAGCACGCACGACACCTACTTCGGCTGCTCGAGCAGGGCGTCGAGCTGCACCGGACCGGCACGTTGACGATCCGGCTCTCACCAGAAGTCGCCGCCGCGGTGCGCGAGTTCGGCGACCGGGTCGCGACCGGTGACGTGGAGGAAGCGCGTGTAAAGCTCTCACTGTTCGAGGAGGTGTTCCGCACGGTGTCGACGCCACTGCCCGCTGAGCCCAACGTCGAGCGCGTGGAGCGCTGGCTGCGTGAGGTGCGACGACAACACTACGCTTCTGAGAAGTAAGTTCACGCACGAACGAACCCGGTGAGGAAGTACCGTGTTGCAGAAGATACCACGTCGAAGCTCGAGTATGCGACCGTTGATGATCGTCATGTTGATCATCGCACCGCTGGTCATGACGGTGATGTGGTTCGGTCCTAGGATCAACGGTCGGGTTCCGTTCACCGGTGGGCCCGGCCGGATCTTAGTGTCGGTGGTGTTCGCTCCGACGACTCGTCAGCTGTCCGTTCACGTTGAAGAGTTCGTCGACGACGTCAAGGTAGTTGATGATAAGACGAAAGAGTCCCCCTGGGCGATGGCCCAGGTCATCTACCCGGGTCAAGTTGTGCGACTGGAGGCGACGCAGGTTGAGTCGGGCGTCCTCACGTGCCGGATCGCTCACTGGAACGGCACGGTGATAGACACCCAGACACGAACCGCGTACGGAACGGTCGCCTGCTCGACGTCGAGGAAAAAGACGTGACGGTGTGGTTCACCGCCGACCTGCACCTTGGGCACGCGCGCATCATTGAGCTGTGTAACCGGCCGTTCGCGTCCGTCGCTGAGATGAACGAGACGATCATCGAGCGCTGGAACGCCGTCGTAGCGCGCACGGACATGGTGTTCGTGCTCGGTGATGTGGCACTCGGCCGGCTCTCAGAGACGCTACCGCTGGTCAGACGACTGCACGGCCGGAAGTGCCTGGTACCGGGTAACCACGACCGGTGCTGGTCTGGTCACGACCGGGTGAGCCCGGCTGACCTGCGACGCTACACCGACGTCGGCTTCGTGGTGCTGCCCGGGCACACGTTTCACCGTGGTCTGGACGCCCAGCTGTGTCACTTCCCGGCGACGGTGGACGTCACATCCAGCGCTCACGGTGATGATCGTTTCGCGGCGTTTAGACCCGTGATACGCCCCGGAAAGTGGCTCGTGCACGGTCACGTGCACAACCGCTGGCGGGTGAGTGATGATCAGGTGAACGTCGGCGTGGATGTGTGGGACTTCACACCCGTCTCGATCGAGACGCTACGTGTCATACGCTCTGGGATGATCGCTTGGGAAGACGCGAGTGAGTGCTGATCGTGACGATGACACGCGGTGCAATACGATGATAAACACTCACGGCGTACGAGTGATCGGAGAGACGGAGGAGAGAACGTGAGTGACACCACGGTCAACTGGACGCTCCTCAACTCGCTCGCGGCGCGACCGCACAGGCACGACGGCGCGCCGCACCGAGGGTACCGCAGAGTCGTTCAGCACCTGCTGGACGTGGCCGGTGTACCGGACGGCGTCGGTGTGGACACGCGCGTCGACGCGCGGGTGTACCTGCTACTCGTCGAGGTTCTTAAGCTGCGAGAGACGCTCGGCCGACTCAGGGACCGGCACTCACGTGAGACCGGTCCGGCGGGAACGGTGGGTGTTTACTGCACCGAGTGTGACGCTCGCTGGCCGTGCAGCACGCGTCGTCTGGTCGACGGAACGTACGTCGAGGACGACGGAACGTACGTCGAGGACGACACGCCGGAAGTTGACACGCGGTGAGGTACCGGCCGTGGCTGCCCGCACCGGTCGTCGTGCCTAGCTGCCCACTCTGCTGGCAGGGTGACGAGTACGTCGTCGGAGCGTGGTTCCCCGACCCGGTGTTCACGCCACTCGCGGTGGACGGTGCGCGACAGCTCAGCGTTCGAGGTGAGGTGCCGGAGCTCGTCGCTTATCGACTGCGCTGTGGTCACGACGTTCAAGTGACCGAGTACGAGCTGTGCGAGACGCGCGTCACGGGGCGCGTGACTCACCGACTCCAACCCGTGCGTGATGACGACGATGAGGTAGAGAGGTGAACAACCGGTGAACCCACTTCAGGGTGATGATGATCACGTCACGTGGGTCAAGGTACTGCTAGCTCTCGGGTTGGTGGTGCTGTTCGTAGGCACCTGCGTGGGTTGCCTAGCGTGGCTCTCGGGTCTCGGCTGACGGGAGAAGAGTGAGATGAACAACGGACGGACTAGGTTCGGTGACGTCATCGCGTTCGTGGTGGCCGTCATCGCGGTTGTGATCGCGGTTTTAGTGATCTTCGGTGCGCTCGACGGCCTCGGCGGTGGTGGGTGATGCGAGGCGTTCTCGGCCTCCTGGTGCTGCTGGCCGGCCTGGGTGTTGGTGTTGGTACTACCTGGGCGGTTCTCTCTCCGCTAGCTCTCCCAAGGAGCGCCCGAAGGTGGCACCACCGGGTGTCAACGGGGTGGCAGATCACGCGACGAAGGGTGGTGATGACGCCGCTAGCTGGCTGACGACGTTGACGCCCAACACGTGGAAGATCATCATTATCGCCGTCATCGCTCTTGTGATCTTATGGGCGTGGCGGTCGTTCCCGGCGTTCAAGTGGATGATCATCGGATGCGGGCTCGCGGCGCTCGTGTTTCTCGTGTTCATAGCGTGAGCTGGCGATGATGAGTGAGGATAAGCGTGCGGCGATCGGCGTTCTGATCGGTGTGATGATGATCGTACTCGCGCTCGTAGGCATCATCTACGAGCGAAGAGATCGTAAGTAAGCAAAGAGGAAGGGGAAGAGTTAGCGTGAGCGACGTACAGGTAGAGTGGGGAGTGACTCTCTCACTCATCGCGATGAGCGTAGGACTGGTGTGATCGCTGCTGTCGGCGCTGTTCGGCGGTAAGTCTAAGAGGTAGGACGTACTCACCGTGTAGATGTGACGTGGTGCGCTGTGATACGTTGTGATACGGTGTGGTGCGGTAGAATCAACGCATGATGGGGTTGGGTGAGAGCGCGTCACTCGAGCGCACGCTCGCGGACGCGCTCGACCCGCCCGAACTACGCTGGCGACGCGACCCGGTGGCGTGGGCCATCGAGCGCGCGCGGGTGGAGTTGTGGTCCAAGCAGCGTGAGATTCTCGAGTCCGTCCGGGACAACGCCAACACGGCGGTGCGCTCGGCTCACTCCTCGGGGAAGAGCTGGCTCGCGTCCCTACTCACGTGCTGGTGGGTGGACGTTCACCCGGCGGGTCAGGCGCGCGTCATCACGACGGCACCGACGTCGAAGCAGGTCGACGCCGTGCTCTGGTACGAGATCAACCGGATGCACGCGCGGCTTGGATTACGTGGTCGTACGAACATGTCGGAGTGGTTTCTCGGTGACCGGATGCTCGTCGCGCTGGGTCGTAAGCCGCCGGACCACGTGGAGGCCGCGTTTCAGGGTTTACACGCGCGGTTCTTGCTTGCGATCCTAGACGAGGCATATGGCATCCCAAAGCACCTGTGGGACGAGGCCTCGACGTTGGCCAGCAACGAACACGGACGGGTGCTCGCGATCGGTAACCCGGACGGACCCGGTGAGTTTGAAGAGAACTGCAAGGCCGGCTCCGGCTGGAACGTCATTCACATTGGGTACGCGGACACACCTAACTTCACGGGTGAGCCGGTGTCACGTGAGCTCGGTGAGTTGCTCGTGTCGCGCCGTTGGGTGGACGAGCGCCGGCACAAGTGGGGCGCTCACTCCGCGCTCTTTCAATCGAAGGTGGAGGGTAACTTTCCCAGCGGTGGTGACCCGTACGCCGTCATGCAGCATGACTGGGTGACGCGGTGCCGGCACCTGGAGCTACCCAGTGGTGAGCCGGTCGAGGCGGGCATCGACGTCGCGGCCGGTGGTGATCGAACCGTCATCCGGGAGCGACGCGGTGCGCGCGCCGGTCGTGAGGAATCGTTCCAGGACAACGACCCGATGCGCACGGTGGGTCGACTCGTCGAAAAGATCGTTGAGTGGGAGATCCAGCGTGTGAAGATCGACGTGACGGGTCTCGGCTGGGGCATCTACGGCCGAGTCCGTGAACTGTCGTCCCGACACAACCCAGCGGGAGAGACGACACACTCGGCGGAGGTGATCGACGTCAACTTCGGCGCCGGACCACCGCCCGGCTACGCGAAGAAGTTCCTCAACATGCGCGCCTACCTGTGGTGGGAGGTCGGGCGTGAGCTGTCGCGCCTCGGTCTCTGGGACCTCACCGAGGTGGATGACGACACGGTTCACGAGCTCACAACGCCGCGCTATCAGATCCTCGACTCGTACGGAAAGATTAAGATTGAGTCGAAGGACCACGTCATCAAGCGGCTCGGTCTCTCACCGGACCGCGCGGAGGCGCTCATCCTGGCGTTCTACGACGCTCGGACGACGGCCCGGGTCATCGGGTGGGCACACATGGCGAGCGCCGACCTGCTCCGGGACACGTCGCCCAGCGACAACGTGGCGGCGTACGAGTGAGAACGCCGCGGCTCGTGTCGCCGTGGGAGCGTCACTGTGGTTGCCCAACGTGTCACGTCCGGCCCGGCGAGCGCTGTGTCACGACCCGGCCGGTGCACTTACCGCCCTGGCGTGAGAGTGATCTCCGGTACGTCGGCACGCCGACGACGGCTCACCAGGCGCGCTACCGCCTCTGGTGCCACCTGTGGGGGCGTGATCTCTGCGAGCTGGCCTAAGAAGATCTTAAGACTCGGCGTTGTAGGGCATCATTAATCCTGATATGATTAACTAGCTGGGGGTCGGAGAGGGAGGAATACCCGAAGGGCTTCGCGCCCTCCAGGCGGAATCAAGCTGCCTGGACCGCCTCAGCTCCAAAAATTAGTCATTTCAAACGAGAAGAGGGTATCGGCTTTCCGAGGATCACACACGTAGAGAAAGACGAAGGTCATGGCGACGATTGAGGAATCTTCGTGCCCTGCGTGCGGCGCCGCCGACACGCTTCAGCTCGACCAGGCACTTGAGACTCAGCCGATCGGCTCGTTCTCGCTCGCCGGTGCTCAGATGAAGTTCTCCGCCCGGTCCCGGCCGCGGCTGACTTGCTCGGTGTGCACACTCGACCTGCTCGGTGAGTATGACCAGGACGGCCGGCACGTCACGTTCGACTCTCCGAAGGAGGTCACGGATGATCGTTCGCGTGGTGTACGTCCGCTGTGATGGGTGCGGGCAACCGTGCGGCAATGCTGATGATCTACGGGTCACGGCGGCCGAGGCCCGACAACTCGCGCGCCGACGGGGTTGGGTTCGACAGCCCCGTGACGTTACCTCGCAGCGCCCGGCAGGAGCCGACTGGTGTCCGGCGTGTGCGTTAATGGTTGATTCGGGGCTCTTGGTGTGATCAACGTGCCTAGCGCGGCCGTGGACGACGTCGGTTGCACGTTTGCATCACATGTGATATAGTTCTACTTAAGAACGAGAACAGAGGGCGCCGGGTGGACGACGGGTGTCGGTCGGCGTTCGAGGGATGATAGCTTAACGGGAAAAGCCCGGGTCGCTCCCGGCGTACGCTGGTTCGAGGCCAGCTCATCCCACGAGAGACACTCGTCCTAGGAGTGAGCGTCACTCGAGGATGTGAGTGGCGGAGGAAGTGGAGCCGGTTGGACCGTCCGGCGCGCGACACACCGGTACGATCGCTTGGTCAGCGAGGGACTACCGGTACCCGATCTCACATCCGAACCTACGTAGCTCAACGGACAGAGCACCGGTCTACGAAGCCGGTGGTGGAGGTTCGACTCCTCTCGTAGGTACGAAGATCTTGATAGGATGACTTCTATGATGACGAACGAAGATCGCATGACGCTGGTGCTCAGCGTGATCTACGAGGGTCCGATCGACTCGGACGAGCAGGTGACGGACGCCGCCCGGAAGATCGTAGCTGCGTGGGAGAACGACGTCACGGAGCTCCAGACGGTGACGACGAACAGTGCGTCCCCGTGATCGAGCGCGCGTTCGGGCGCAGGCCACAGTTCGATGAGAGGTCTCGTCTCTTCAACGTACGATCGCTCGCCGACCAACTGACACCACGCTCGTACACGTGGCGCGTGCCGGAGCACCTGGACCAGGGTAGCGAGGGCTCGTGTGTTGGCTTCGGCTTCGCGCACGAGCTGGCGGCCCAGCCCGTCTCCGTGAAGAACGTCACCACTCGCACCGCACATGAGATCTACTGGAGCGCGCAGCACGATGACCCGTGGCCGGGTGGTGCCTACCCCGGCGCGTCACCGCTCTACGAGGGCACGTCGGTGCTCGCCGGTGCGACGGCGCTGCGCGCACTCGGTCACTACCGTGAGTACCGCTGGGCGTTCTCCGAACCGGACGTCGCGGTCGTCGTGGGACGTCACGGACCGGTGGTGATCGGCGTCAACTGGTACACCGGCATGATGAGCACCGACGCGAGTGGCTTCATTAGGCCGACGGGCGTCATCGAGGGTGGTCACTGCACCCTACTTCACGGGATCAGCTTGCGCGGTGACCGGTACTCGGTGTGGCAGAGCTGGGGGTCGGACTGGGGCCTCGGTGGCCGGGCGTTCATCTGGCGTGAGGACCTCGCTCGTCTACTAGCCGAGGACGGTGACGCGTGCGTGCCGGTTCGAAAGAAGCTGCCGGTGGTGACGGTGTAGTTGGTGATGACACCGCAGCTACGCACGTCACCCCACGCACCACGAGCCTGCCGTGTGTCGTCCACCGGGTGCACCGTCCTCGGCCGCGAAGCAACGACGTGCATCACGTCTGGCCCCTCGCGGCCGGCGGTCCCGACGTGTTGGAAAATCGTGTGATCATCTGCCCGACGGGTCACCGCAACGTCCACCAGCTGCTGGACGCGTACCGGCGACTGCTCGGCACGCCTCCCTGGGTGGTGCGCCGGCGCTACTCTGCCGGTGAACGTCGTCTCGCTGCGCTCGGGTACGCGAGACTCACGCGTGGTTCACTCTAGAGGTCATTGTCTCGAGAGAAAAGGTGAGGGAAGAGTTTTTGATGCCCCGCTGGATGCTCAAGTTGTGCTTCACTGGTCGGCGTGTTAAAGGAGAGAGGATGGTCCGATGGACGCTAAGATCATTATAATGCTGGTGTGCTTTGGACTCGCCGCTCTGTTCATCAGTGTCGCGTTCTGGGGCAATGATGACGACAGCTAACTCTTCGTTGGTGGTTGCACGACGTACAGTAATGTGATATAGTCGACGTAGAAGTGATCGAGTGACGAGGGAGTGATCAAGGATGGTCAAGAACCAGTTCGGGGACGGTCTCGTCTACGTAGGTGATGAGGATGAGTTCTCCGTCTACGAGATGTTCATGCGAGACCGGGTCGTCATGCGCGTCTCGGTGCGTAACACAGACCTGGCGATCCGTGTGAACCGCCCGGACACCGGTGCCGGCTTCGAGCTGAAGACACACGCGCACACGGCGCTACACTCGTACCAGGTTGGCCCGGAGCCGGTCGACGTTGAGGTGCGGGAGCACGTCGACTCCGCTCACTTGCAGTATGTGATCTACGGTAAGCTACCGTGGCTACTCGCCGACCTGTACGTGCCGATGACGACGGCTGAGTACCCTGAGTAAGATCTCACACACGAGGTGTGAAGTCACAGCACCGTGTTGTTGCACGGTGTTGTGACTTATGATATAATAGAACTAGAAGAGATCGAGAGATAAGGAGTGATCAACATGTGGGTTATGACGTCATTTGGTATCTTGATGCCGGGTCTTCGACCACCACACACCGTGCCCGCGGGCGATGAGCGCTTACTTCAGGTTCGAGCGCGTCGACGTCGAGATCTTGAGATCTTGCGCGTTGAGTACATGCCGACTCTCGGTGAGATCATCTCGCTGCCACACACCGACTATGAGTACCGGGCGTACTGCACGCACGAGCAGTGGGCCGCGGCACTCGCTAAGATCGCGCTGGACATCGACTACGTGAAGTTCAAGGAGACGACCGAGTCGAAGTACCACGATCGTAAGCTTCACGACATGTACCTGGCGCTGTGGAGTAAGATCTTTTCGTCACTGTCCACCCAGCGGCACCAGGATGAGTACTGGCGACCAATCACTCGTCGGCGTCAACCGGTCCTAAGCGACCTGGTGGGCACCGTCACGCGCGTAGGTGATGACGGTGACCTAGACGGTCGCTACGCGGAGATCACGGTGATCCGTGACGCACACGGTCGGATCGATCACACGTGGTGTGAACACGGCGACTCACGAAACGCTAAGCGTCGTTGTCAGCGTCGCAACGCGCGGTGAGACGACAGCATTGGTACGATCTAGCTCTGAGAGACGGAGGTGAGAAGAGTGAACCGTGAGAAGGCGCTCAACCTCGTGCGCACGATCATCTCAACGCATCGCAACGCGCTCGGTGCCGGTGATGAGCGCGCCGCCGAGGCGCTGCGCAACGCCGAGCAGGACATTCGTGGTCTCGTCGAAGAGATCTTTGACGAGTGTGAGTTTAAGTTTGACCGACACGTCGATGACGCCATCGACGTTGCCAACGTCGATGAAGGTGAGAAGGCATGAGCTATGACATCTAGATGAGGAGTGGTCAGAGTGAACAACGACAAGGAGCTCTACGAGGCACTCGGTGCGATCGCCGACGCGCTCGTACCGGTGTACCGGGGTGAGTTCGCGATACTCGTCCGGAAGCTCGCGCACGGATCGTACGGTGACGCAGACCGGTACCATGAGATCGTCACCATTGTGCGCCGCTGGCTACGCGACGCCGGTTACGAGTGATCGGAGGAGATGAGAGTGACGCGAAAGAAGGCTAAGCGACTGCGCTCGGGGCAGCACGTCAGCGTGGCGGGACGAACACTCACGGTAGCGATCACCAAGCTCGTGCACGACGAGAAACTAGGTGAGCTGGTCGAGGTTCGCTTCATCGACGGCACCGTCATCAGGCGAGCACCTCACGCGCTGCTGGATGTGATCTAGGTGAATGAGACCAACGAGACCCACGAGACCCACGAGGTTGACGAGATCGACGAGATCGAGCGCGTCGTGCGCGCACACCCAGCGACCATCATCTTTCAGGACCACCTCATCGAGGAACTGCGTAAGATCGATCATCGGTGCGTGCGGACGTACGACGGGTACGGGCGGTGTGTCCGCGTGACGCACACCGACGACGTCCGGTGCGTGACGGACGACGGGACCCCCTGGCCCGCGTGGGCTGCGAGTATGACGACGAAGGTGTGATGTGAGAATCAGTGAGGTCTGGGCCGCGATGAAGGCGCGCGGACGTGTGCCCACCGCGAAGGACGTGGGCTCACGTAACAAGGGTGTTAGGCGCGTGTGGCGTGACAGGCTACGAGTAGACGCTCTGTGCCGGCGTGACCAGGTTCTCCCGAGTCGAGCACTCCGGAGGTCACAACCGTGACGTTGACCGTCACGTGGGTTGCCGCGTGGATCACGTTTAGCATAACTGTTATCATCGCCGCGTGGCGAGTCGACCAACTACTAGCCAACTACGTACGCGCGCACACGCCGAGCGCCGATGAACGTGACGTCGCGATCACGGAGCGACGTAACGCGGCTGAACTCACGCGACTTACACTCGCCGAGACGGCGGAGTTGCGACGCGCTGAGCTGCTCGTGAAGATCGCCGAGGCGCGCGACGTCGAGGCAGGAGTGAGCGCACTCGCCGCGGACCGGTTAGCCGGTCAACGTGAGATCCTCACGGCGTGGGTAGCGGCGGAGCGTGAGCTCGCGGTGGAGACGGTTCGTAAGAATCATGACGCTCGACTGCGCACGGAGGATGTGCTCGACAAGTATGAGCGCTACATGCAGACGACACATAATCGTGGTGCATCATACATGACATTCGATGACTTCACCAACACGTTGAGTGACTATGAGGTGTAACGGTGACTACGATAGATCGGTGCGTGCGCTACCTGACGAGTGGCACCGACTGGGTGAGTGAACTTCGCGGCCTGCAGATGTTTGAGCTACTGCGCAGGCAAAATACGATGGCCCGACTGTCGACCGGTGCGAAGCACGGTTACGTTCACATCGGCAACTTGATCGATCGTGCACCGTGCTCGGACGAACTGTGGTTCATACTCATGCCCGGAAGCTCAGACGTCGTGGACGTGATCGAGTGGCGTGACGCGCAGGACAGCATGCCTACGATCGTAGACGTACACGCCGACGTCCTACGTCTCGTGCACAACCCGAGTGACGACATGATTCGACATGGTCACAGCGTCACGGCGGACGCGTGGGAGTGGTGGTCCGACCCAGAGCGGCAGGAAACACTCACTCGTTCACTACGCGCCGCCGACGTCATCACAACGTCGTACGCCGAGCTGGTGCTGCCACTGCGTGCGTACAACGAGAACGTAGTGCACCTGCCGGACGTGCAACCCGACTCGGCGAGTGAGTTCCTCGTCGGGTGGAGCGTCGCACTGGGCCTACTGACGCGGTGAGCGTGGTCATTCGCCGTGGAATCACTCGCACCGTCCTGCTGACCAGACGGTACGCGGTGAAGGTGCCGAGCCTACGTCGTCACGGCGATGGGTTGACCGGGCTGCTGTGGTCCGTCTCCCGCGGGATCCTGGCGAACCAGAGTGAGGCCGAGTGGTGGCGGAACGGTCAACCCAGCGTGCGGCGATACCTGTGTCCGGTGCTGCACTCGTGGCTCGGGGGTGTCGTCAACGTCTACCCACGGTGCGCGTCATACGTCGACACCGGGCACGGTCACTGGAACGACGTAGCTCACCGATGGGAGCGACCCGCGGAGCTGGCCGAGGCCGAGTTCCTGCCGGGTGACCTAAAGCCGGACAACCTGGGTTACCTGGCCGGGAAGTTGGTGGTTCTCGACTACGACATGAACTGGAACGGCTGCCCACACGATCGCTCAGGTGTGCCGAACCGGTTCGTAGCCGACGACCTCGGTGAGAGTGCCTGAAGTGATCGAGTGATCATCAACCTGGTACCGTAGCTCTCGTGCCACTCTGGCTACTCATCGTGCTGGCGTCACTCGCCACCTACCGGGTGACGCGGTTCATCGCCACGGATGAGTTTCCGCTCGTGGCGGAGCCACGTGACGCGTTCGTCAACCGCTGGGCGACCAAACCCAACCCACAGACGCGGGTGGAGAAGCGCGTGGCGCTGGGTGGACAACGCACCAACCTGCTCATGCGCTCCGTCGCGTACCTCTGGGAGTGTGAGTGGTGCCTCGGTGTCTGGGTGAGTGGTGGCGTGACGTACGGGACGTGGCGACTGACGACGCTCGGCGCCCAGCCGGTGTGGATCGGCGCGCTGGTGTGGCTCACCGCCGCGGCCGTGACCGGCATGATAGCCCAGCGTGAGCCGCACTAGCCGACTGTGAGGAGCGCCCGTGGACCCAGCTGACCTGGTGAACCGGTTCACGTACCACCCACCACAGCCCGAGCAGATTAAGATCTACGAGGCGATCCGGCGCTCGACGCTGGCACTCGCACTTGAGATCAACCAGTTCGTGCCGGACTCACGCGAGAAGAGTCTCGCGCTGACTCACCTCGAAGATGTCGTCTACTGCGCCAACGCGGCGGTGGCGCGTCACGCATAGGGCGGTGCCCGGTGGCAGATCGACGACGTGATGTCGCTCACCTCATCGTGCCACACGGTGAGCTTTCACACGGTGCGAACGGTCACACACTTATCACAGCCACGGTCGGTAGTAGCGTCTCACCGATCAACGCGGCCGCCCAGCGGTTGGTTCCGATCGACACGTACCGTGCCCAGTACACCCAGCCGTGGCAGGACGAGGCCTGGGAATTCTACGCGTCGCTTGGAGAACTTAACCAGGGCGTTGAGTGGTTTGGTGAGGCGGTCTCACGTGTGCGACTACTCGCCGCCGAGGTCACCCCCGGCGGGGATGAACCGAGGGTGCTGGACACCGGCCCGGCCGTCGACCTCGTCCAGCGGCTCTGCGGTGGCACGGACGGGCAGTCTCAGCTGCTCCGATCACTGGGTGTTCAGCTCTCGATACCGGGAGAGTGTTACTTCGTCGGCCGCGACGTGGGGCAGCTGAGCTCACTCGACACCACGTCGTTGGACGCCGAGCCCGACGAGGACGGTCGTGTCTGGACCGTTCAGCCGACGAACACGGTGCGGCAATCACAGCGTGGCGTCTGGCGGACGCTAGGTCGTCGCAATCGTACCGATACCCGGCGCGGCTGGGACCTACAGGTCGATGAGGCGGTGTGGGTACCACTGCCCGCCGAGACCCTCATCACTCGCGTCTGGGACCGTGATGAGCGCTCTCCGTGGCTGGCCGCGTCACCCGCGCGGGCGGCGCTACCCATCATGCGTGAGATCGACATGTACAACCGGTACGTCATCGCGACGCTCATCTCACGTGTGGCGTCCAATGGCATCTTGCTGATCCCGGACGAGGTGACGCTACCCGTCAACCCCAACTACGAGACGGCCGCCGACCCGTTCATGGCCGAGCTGATCGACGTCATGCGCGCCGCGATCAAGAACCCCGGTTCACCGGCGTCCGCGGCACCGGTGCCACTCCGAGTGCGCTCCGAGTACATCGAACGGTTCCGACACCTCACGTTCGCGACGCCGTTTGACGACAAGATCTTTCAGGCACGCGCCGACGCGATCAAGCGACTCGCCACGACGCTCAACCTGCCGACCGAGGTTCTAACCGGTCTGGGTTCCGTAAATCATTGGTGCGGAGATGACTCCACGCAAGCATACGTGCGTGATCGTGGCTGGGTGAGCCAGCGAGAACTTAACGTCGGTGACGTGATTCTTACCCTCAACCACGAGACCGGGCTGTCCGAGTGGCAACCCGTGCTTGACATCTACCGAGCTGACGTTACCGACGAACAGATGCTGGCACTTACTAGCCGGTTTCACTCATCGGTGTCGACGATGGGTCACCGCTGGCCCGTCGTCACGTCGACGGGCTACGACTGGCGCACATCACAGACGCTCGAGGCGAGTGATCGACTCGTGCTCGCCGTTCCTCACACCGACCTACCGACGACGATGAAGTACAGCGATGAGTTCGTCGAGCTCGTCGCGTGGATGACGACGGATGGCTCGATTCGTCGGTGGCAACCTAAGTATAAAGGATCACTCCAGGCCGCCGTCCACCAGTCACATCGTGCTCATCCTGGGCGAGTGGCGGAGATCAGGCGAGTGCTCACCGCACTGTACGGACCGGCGAGCGTGCACCCGCACGGGTGTGAACGAGCCACCGAGCCTCGCTGGCGTGAGCACCGGTACGAGTCGTACGGCATGACGACGTGGGTGCTCAACCGAGTCGCTGCCGAGTCGCTCACCGAGGTGATGAATGTTCCTGAGAAGATCGTTACGCGTGACTTTATCTACTCACTGACGCGGGCGCAGCTCGACCTGTTCATCAACTCGTACGCGGCCGGTGATGGACGTCAGGGGCCTACCGGCAGCGTGATAAGCTCGCAGCGAGACGCCCGCCGACTCGACGCACTCGAGCTCGCGGCGACGCTCGCCGGTTACGTGACGTCGCGTGGGGTCGGTACCGACGGTGGTTTTAAGACCGGGCCGATCACCACTCAACGCGTTGTGCACCCGGACAACCAGAACGTACGTGGTGGGCGGTGTAGCGTGGGCGTTGGGAGCGTGACGTCGTACACGGGTGTTGTGTGGTGTCCCACGACGAAGAACGGTACGTGGTTCGCTCAGCACAACGGTAAGACGTTCTTCACCGGCAACAGCGCGTGGGCACTCAACGAGGACGGCATCAAGATTCACATCTCACCCAAGGTTGAGATCATGACGCGGTGCCTCACCGTCGGCTACCTGCACCCGATGCTGCGAGCGCTGGGTGAGCCGACGACCACCGCGGCGGGTAACCGGATCATCATGTGGTACGACACGTCCGAGCTCACCCAGCGACCCGACCGGTCCCCGCTGGCCGTCCAGCTTCGGGAGATGCTGGTCATCAACGACACCGCCGCACGGCGTGAGTCGGGTTTTGACGAGGCGGACGCTCCGACGGATGATGAGCTCGAGAAGATGATCCTCGAGAAGCTCGCCGTTAACCCACAGACGGCGACGGCTGCGCTGAAGGAGCTCACCGGGCTCAACATCGCCGAGCCGCCGCCCACGGTCCCGGTGGTCGGCACCCCGTCACAGCCCAGCGGCCCAGCTGGCGACGCGGGTGACGGAACCTCCGTGGAGTCGGCACCTCCGGTGTCGACCACCGGACCACCTAAGACGCGCGACGCACCGCCGCCGGCACCCGACGAGGGAGCCAACGCGGTCACGACCGGTAGCCGTGGTAACTAGCCGTGGTACGCGTCCCGAGGTGGTCAGAGGATGAACTGGAGCGCCGCTCCGGCCAGCTAGCGGCGCTCATCCGGCGTGCCTGGCGCGCCGTCGCGCGCGTCGTCGCCGGCGACATCGGCCGGCGGAGACCGATGAGCGACGTCACACCTGACCTCATGCACCACAATCGCGTCGCGTTCGCGTGGCACGTCGAGCTCGAGGATCAGGTTCTCGCGTACGTCGCGCGAACGTACGAGGACGCCGCGGCCGATGTGCTCATCCCACTGGGTGATGCGGTCGCAAACCTAGCGCCACTGGGACCGGAACCCGCGCACCGACACCTCGCACTCGCGCGCAACCGACTGCGCGACGTCGCCGATGACGTCTGGGTGATCGTGCGAGAGCAGCTCGTCCTGGGCAGCCAGGCGGGTGAGTCGACCCAGCAGCTCGCGCTCCGCGTTCAGAACGTCACGGGCATCTCCGACGCCCGGGCGTTCACGATCGCGCGGACGGAGGTGCACGCGGCCCACGAGGCCGGCGCGCACGACCAGGCGCTCTGGGTCGACCCAGACGGTAAGAAGGAGTGGCTCGCCACCGCGGACGACCGCACGCGTGAGTCACACCGCGTGGCAAGTGGGCAGACCGTCGCGCTGACGAAGTCGTTCAGCGTGGGAGAGGGCACACTTCGCTACCCGGGCGACCCACTGGGCGACCCCGGTGAGACGATCAACTGCCGGTGCAGCACCGCGTTTCACATATCACTTGATATGATAGGCCCTGTGAGTGATCAGAGTGATCAGAGTGACCAGAGTGATCAGAGTGACGTTCACACCGTGACGGCCGGCGCGTGGAAGCCGCAGCAGCACCCGCGCGGGGCGGACGGTAAGTTCATCGAGGCCGGCGCGATCAAGAACTTCTTGAGCGCGAAGAAGCCAACGTTTGATCACGCAGCGTCCGCTATAGCCGAGCTCAACCAGCAGAAGTGGAGCAAGCTTACCGACGAGCAGCGTCAACGCTTTGCGAGTGTCGTCGCCGCCTGGCCCGACGACAACATACTCAAAAAGAAGATCACTAAGCTCTCGCAGGTACCGGAGCCGGCGACGTCAAGCTCGCCACCAGGTGACTTCTCTCATCTTAAGAAGGTCGGCGCACAGCGGGGCTCCAACCCCGGTGGGATCTTCGAGGGGCCGGACGGGCAGCGCTACTACGTTAAGAAGGCGAAGACGCCGCAGCACGCGGCCAACGAGCGAGCGGCCGCGCAGCTGTACGAACTCGCCGGGATCGACGTGCCTCAAGTCACACAGGGTGAGGGCGCACCGGGGCTCGGTGCTGGGTTGCAGACGCGCACGAAGCTCGTACCAGGCGCGCAGACCGATCTTAAGAAGAAGCTGCACGACCCGGCCTACGTAGCCGTGCTGCGCGAGGGTTTCGTCGTGGACGCGTGGCTCGCCAACTGGGACGTGGCGGGTCTGACGTACGACAACGTCGTCACCGATGAGTACGGTGACCCGTGGCGGATCGACGTCGGGGGCGCGCTACTCTACCGTGCGATGGGCGCGCCGAAGGGTGTGGCGTTCGGTGATGAGGTGACCGAGCTCGACACGCTTCGTGATCCGGCGAAGAACCCGCAGGCGGCGTCCATCTTCGCGGGTATGACCGACGCCGAGCTGCGCGAGTCCGCGAAGCGCGTCGTTTCGATCACACCAGAGCAGATCGACCAAGTGATCACACAGGCGGGTTTACCGGCGTCCGTGGCGGAGACGCTCAAGAAGCGCCGCGAGTACATCATGAAGATGTACCCACCGATCTCCTGGGTCTCACCGGACGAGGTGCCCGCGGCGACCGAGCCTCACACGCCGGTCCCGGCGAAGCTGAAGAAGCTCACACCCTCCACGAAGAAGGTTGTACCTGCGACAATCTACAAGTCGCACGACGTGGGTGACGTCGTCGCGATCGACGAGCACAGCTCGATGCGGATCCGCTGGACGAGCGCGGGTTACACGCTCGACGTCAGCGATGACGATGGGGCCACCTGGACCCTAAAGACGAAGCTCACGAAGAGTCAGGCGTACCAGTCACTCAAGAGTAACACGATGTGGCGAGAACCGACTCTCGACGTCGTCGCTGGTCCGGAGGTAACGCCACCGGCGCCAACACCGGTGAAACCGCCTGTGACGACGAAGTTGGTGCCGAAACCAGAGTCGAAACCAGAGTCGAAACCGAAACCGAAACCGAAACCAGAGCAGCTCAGCGATGGCACCAACTACGAATCGGATGACGTACCGAACTGGCAGGACGTCATCGATCCAGATGTTCTTAACGCGCTGTCACCGGGCACGGTCATCGCCGTCTCGACCGACGGCAACTACCGACTCGTGAAGGCGCCGGGCGGTAACCTCATACTTGACATGCAAAAGCTTAGTGACGCTGGGTGGCTGCCGTGGGGAGGTATCTACACTCCTAACTATGATGACGGTGACGAGCTCTTCGCCGAAGAACTCTCGCACTACGCGTCCGCGTGGGTGAAACCTAACTCACCACTAGGCCAACAGCTGTTAGATAAGAGTGACAAATTACCGACGTTACCCGCACCGGTGGAAGACTTTCATTACTGGGTTGAGAAGTTGGTGCCACCATCACCCCCACCGGTTGAGCTCGCCGGTGTGTCCGGCACCAACATCACACTTCACGAGTACAAGGACCTAGTTAACGTCGCGCTGAGCTCACCGGGCACGACCGTCGCGAAGACACCGGTGGGTGATGTACTACGGTCATCGAGTAGCGGGCACCTCATCTGGTACCACGCCGGTGACGAGCCCACCTCCGAGCAGTTGAACAAGCTCAAAGCGATTCAGTTGATGCGCAGTCCTACCGCTGGCTGGGTGATCGACGCTCAACTACTCGCGCAATCGTCTCACCCAAGTGTAGTTGACCTGGACTATGAACCGGATGACACACCCAACTGGGAAGAGATTCAGCACCCAGCGGTTGACCCACCAACGGGTACCGTGCTCGCTGTCTCTACTGATGGTGAGTACATTCTCGTGTCGGAAGCACCGTTCGGTGACTTTATCGTAAAACGTAAAGTTAACGGAGAGTGGTCGGACGTTAGTAGTTACGCACCTGAGGAGCTCAACGCGCTCGGTTGGTCCATTGATCACGCGCTTGAGTCGTACTCGTCTGCGTGGGTGACTCCCAGCTCTCCGTTAGGCCAGCGACTGCTCGAGAACGCACCGCCGCCGTCGCCGCAGTTACTACCACCGTCACCACCATCATCGGTGGGTGGCCAACCACTCGTTGGGTGGACCAGTGAGGACGTCGTCGAAGATTGGACGTTCCCGGACGCTAAGACTTGGCAACCAGGTGATGTCATCGCGCTAGCGGTGAGTGGCACAGGTCGGATCGTCGCACGTGATGATCCAATCTACGTGTACGCACTTCAACGTTGGTCTAACGGTGCGTGGAAGGATGAGTACTACGAGGAGAAGGGTGGGCTTCTTAAGTATCACACCCCCTCCTTCATCGACGATGGGGTGTGGGTGGTGCCACACCCGGGCATTAAGATTAACACGGACGAGCAGCTCACCACGCAGTCATCGGTCGTCACTCCGTCCGGTACCGTCGTCGACGTCACGCAGGTGCCAACCGCGACGCAGGTTGCGATGAAGAAGCACCTGAAGAAGCTCGGTGTTGGTTACTGGTCTAAGCCAGAGAAGATCTGGGAGGCTGTCAAGGAGCTGCAGAGTTCGTACGTTGGTACGAATGATGAGCAGCTCACACCACTGCAGGTGCTGCAGTCGCTGGACGTGCAGACAAAGACGAAGGAACCGTCACCCTTTGAGACGAAGGTGACGAAGTGGCTCAGCACCGAGGCTGGGCAGGCGTACCTAGCGAAGCAGTACGAACCATCGCCATCACCGACGAGTGCGATCGAAACGTTTCTCGCACAGAAGACTAAGACACTTGGTTACCTCGACGATGCGGTGTTTGATCTCACGCAAGAGAAGTGGGACGCGCTCACAGTTGATGATCAGCAGCAGTTCCTGGTCGCCGTCGACGCCGTTGTGGACCAGGATGACTCAAACGCGATCAAAGAGAAGATCGTTGGGTTGATGACTGGGTCGTGGTCAACGCCGACGACGTCGACGTCGACACCGTTGCCCGGGTTGCCCGGTTATCCAACCGTGAACTCCAACGTCAACGTGCCGTACACTCTAAAGAACAACCCCGCGACGACCGGAAATGAGATCTTCGCGCAGCTTCAGCACGCAGCAGACGGGCAAGTGCTCGCGTACGGTAACTCAGGAGCGTTCAAGTATCGGTTCGTAGTCGTTGAGACCGACGGTGTTAAGGGTGTCACTGTAGAGTCTTACAGCGTGGGTACGTGGCACACGTGGACCGGCTCGTGGGCGACGTCATTCTCGACGATGCCAGCTTTTGCTAAGTACGGTCTCACTAATCTCGTAACCGCCAAGAACGCAAAGATCGTTAATACAAAGAAGTCGAAGACGACGACGACGACGAAGACGACGACTAGGGCCAAGGCTGAGGCTGAGGTCGAGGTGGTTACACCACTGCCCACCGCGGGTAAGCTCAACCTGGGCAGTGGTGACATCGAGCACCTCACCGACGAGAAGAAGGCGAAGCTCTACGCCGAGTTTAAGAAGCAACCTGCGACGTACCTCAGCTCACCACCGGAGGACATCTACGCCGCACTGAGCACCATCGCCGACACGTACGGTATGAGCACCCTGCAGCTGCTGCGCGTCATCGACGACGTTGGTGCTAAGAAGGTCAACAAGACCGACGAGCACCTCTTTGAGCAGACCATCATTAAGTGGCTCGGCACACCTAAGGGTCACGCGGTTGTGACCGGCCAGCCGATCCCAAAGCCGCCCGCGCCACTACTGAGCGCGGGTGTCGACCCAACGAAGATTCCGACGTTCGAGGAGTCGTCGAAGTACTCGTACGGTGTCATCTTCATGGGTAAGCCGATCGACGAGTTCTGGGCCGAGGCCGTCGCGGCGCACGGTGAGTGGACCGACGATCAGAAGAAGGGCCTGCGCGCGTACACCGGTGGCATCTACTACTCGATCAACTCATACCTGTTCGGTAAGATCGAGACGATCAGCTCCACGAACTCAAAGGCGATGCACCAGGTGCAGCTCGGCATGCGATCGTCCACTCGTCCACTACTACTGCACCGGGGCGTCGGTTACAACGCTCTGGGTGTTCACAGTCACGAGCAGCTGGAGAAGCTCGTCGGCCAGACGCGCGTGCAGGAGGGCTTTGGCTCCACCAGCGTGGGTGGTCACGCCGCGTTCTCAGGACAGATGACGTTGGAGGTCGAGGCACCACCTGGTACTCCGATGGCGTGGGTGCAACCGATCTCACACTACAAAAGTGAGAACGAAATGGTGCTCGCCGCCGGTCTTCACTACCGGATCGTCAGCGTGAAGAAGGTGGGGTATCGGAGCGTGGTGCGCGTCCGGGTCGTACCACCGCCGAAGGAGACGAAGTGAGCGCGCTCGAGGACGACATTGGCTTCACACTCACCACCGTCGTTGAGATGCCACGCGGTCTGACCACGGACGAGGCACACCGGTTTCTCGCCACAGGTGAGTTGCTAACCGACGTGAATGTCGAGCTGACGTTAGCGACCACGGAGGTAGGTCCCACGGTGGCGCGGAGAGCACCGAGTGCGAGTGAGGTGCGAGCGTGGCTCGCGGGTGTGGCACCAGCGATCACGGCCGGAGGGTCCAGCGCTAACGTACGTCACGAGAAGTACGTTGGTGAACTAGGTGATGATGACCAGACGGGTGAACACGCAGGCCGATGGTGTGAGTCAGCTGAGCTGGTTAAACCGGTTGAACTGGCTAAAACTGGTACAAAATTGGTGCCGGTAACCTCCTCCGAGACGCCCGAACCGTCACCGGCCGTAGTCGAACCAACGGTGAAATCAGTGATGGATGTGACGCATACCGGAGCTATGATCGCATTAAGGCCCGCCGACGTCGACGCCCAGCGACTCGCCATTGACGGCGGTGAGGAACCGAACGAGCTGCACTGCACGCTCTACTACCTGGGAGACGCCACCAACTTCTCCGAGGACGCGCGTGCGCAACTCATCGACCTCGTGCGTGAGTACGTGTACGACTCACCCACGCTCACGGTGGATGGCTTTGCGATCTCCATGTTCAACCCACCGGGTACCGAGCGAGTTGACGATGACATGGAGCGTGAGCCGTGCGTCGTGCTGGGCCTGTCCGGGTCCGCGTTGACGTCGGTGCACGACGCCGTCGCGACCGCCATCGAGGACCACGGTGTCGACCTACCGGAGCAGCACTCACCCTGGGTTCCGCACATCACACTCGTCTACACCGATGACGCGGACCTGAGTGCGTTCACCGAGAAGACCGGACCGGTGACACTTGATACGGTGTGCGTGTACTTCGGTGATGACCGATACGAGATTCCACTGGACGAGAGTAGTGACGATGACGATGACGACGAGCAAACGACGGGTGACGCTGCGTACGACGTTGAGCTGAGTGACGCGGGTGAGCTGATCGTACCGAACGTGCTGCTCGACTGGCGAGCGTGGGTGACGCTCGAGAGAGAACGTGACGTCAACCTACCGAGTGGGCCCGGTCACCAGCTTCGGGACTACTGGGTTCACGGTCCCGGCGCACTGAAGATCAGGTGGAACACGGAGGGTGACGGCACGCGGTGCATCCGGTACCTTCGTAAGTACGTGAAGGATCCGGGTGGCCTGTGCCAAGAGTATCACCGACTCGCGACCGGTAAGAGCATGCACCCACACCCGGGACGAGTCACCGAGTCCAGCGACACCGTAACACTGAGTGACACCTCGTTGTACGGTAGACCTAACGCCGAGGGAGGTGCTGACGTGCCCTGGCACGTTGAGAAGCGTGGTGATGAGTTCTGCGTCGTGAAGGACGCCGATGACAGTGTGGCTGGGTGTCACAACCTACGAACAGACGCGATCAACCAGCTGCGCGCGCTCTACGCGAGTGAACCAGATGTGGCCGCCGACGCGCGCGTCGTAGGTGACTGCCCACCGGGACATCATCGTATGCCCAGCGGTGAGTGCATGGCCGACGAGGACATGACGTCACCAACACCAACGTCAACACCGGCAGTAGGCCCGAGTGGCGCGTACGAGCTCGACCCGGCCGCGACGATCGCACCGTGGGAGGGTGTGCTGACCCTGGAGGGTGTCGAGTCCGGTGACGGTCGAATGTTCGCCGCCGGTTCACTGTCGTGGGACACAACGCCGAGTGACGGTCTACCGCTGATGTGGCAGAAGGAGACGAGTCACGGTGGTCAGGGTGACGTCTCGGTGCGAGTTGGTAGCGTTCAGGAGGTGTGGCGTGAGCCCGACCCGGGTGGACGCGCCGACGTTAACATGATCAGGGGTCGGGGCGTCTTCGACCTGCGCAACCCGGACGGCCACGAGGCCCACCGACGCATGTGGGACGGCTTCATGTCCGGCAACTCGGTGGACGTGGACTCGGTGAAGGACGCGAGCGTCGAGGTCGTCTACCCAGCGACGGTAACGGAGAGTGGTAGCGCGAGTTCTCAGGTGTTCGGCACGCCCGAGCTCACGGTGTTTCACCGTGGACGCATCCGCGGCACGACGCTCGTCGAGTTTCCAGCGTTCACCGAGGCGCGGCTGCACCTCATCAACCCGGTGACGGCGAGCGCCGAAGAGTCCGGTGACGATGACGTGACGAGCGCAGAGACGGCGACGACGACTCTCACCGGCTCCAGCACCGGTGCGACCGAGGTGCACGTCGCGGCGTCATCAGACGCGTCGTGGGACGCCGGTGCCAACGAGACCAGGCTACCGTCGCCGTTACCACTGAGCGTCGCTAAGAAGATGTTCGCGTACGTGGACACGTCGCAGGTCGAGAACGGTCACGTACCGAAGAGTGCGGGTAAGCTGCCCCACCACGAGGTGAGCGTGACCGGTGCTCCGGGGGCGGCCAACCTCACCGGTGTGTCGGCCGCGATCGGCGCGCTGCACGGCGCGCGAACGCCGGTGAGCGTTCCGAGTGGAGCGCGTCACGCGATCTACGAGCACCTCGCGGCTCACCTGCGTGCCGCTGGGCGTGAGCCACCGCCGTTCTCACTCGTGGCTGAGCGAACGCAGACCCTCGTGGCGGCGACCAGCGTCATTCAGATCTCGGACACACCGCCACGTGAGTGGTTCGCCGAGCCGGTCGACGTGCCGGCGCACGGTGCGCTGACCGTCACCGCCGAGGGCCGTGTGTACGGCTACCTCGCACCGCTCAACGTACGTCACCGTTCGTTCTCCGGGCGCAACCAACTCGTACCGTTTAAGAACGTCGACTACGACCGGTTCATGGGTGGTGAGACGATCGTCGCGGACGGCGGGCGTGTGACGACCGGCCCGATCACGATGAACTGTGGCCACCTACCACCGGTTCCGGGTTTCGACGCGTTGGACGCGCAGGAGCACTACGACAACTCGTGCTCGGTGGTGGCGGCGGTGCGAGTTGGTGAGAACCAGACCGGTGTCTGGGTGGCCGGCGCGCTGCTGCCCGACGTCACACCGGCGCAGGTCACACGTATGATGACGTGCCGGCTGTCCGGTGACTGGAGACCGCACCTGGACCGGTTCGGTTGGCGTGAGCTCACCGCCGCGCTGCTGGTGCCCGTGCCCGGCTTTCCGATGGCGCGCGTCGCACCTAGCGTCTCCGTCGATGACGGTCAGCTCGTCGCGGCCGCCGTCCCACTTGAGTTTCTCGGTGGTGAACCGCAAGTTAACTTGCGACTCACCGTCGACGCGCTACGTGCGGAGACGTCGTCGCTACGCAGGACGTTGGTGCAGGTCCTCGCGCGCCGGGTAGGACGTGATCCTCGATCACGCGCCGATCAACTACGCGCGCGCGTGCACGAGAGTGAGGGGTGAACCCAGTGCCGTGCCCCTGCCGGGAGAGAAGTCACGACGAGGCGAGAACCTCAGTACAGCTCGACGCTTCTGTGGAGTCAACGTCGACGTCGAGCGACACCACCGATCAACCGACCGAGGCGACGTTAGCGCGCTGAACTCGCTCGAATAAATCTCAACGTGTCACCGTGCGTTGTTGCATCATGTGACATTGCACCGTAGTATGGTACTTGGGCCGCACGTCAACGTTGAAGTCCACACCGATGAGTGAGGTAACCCAGTGGACGAGAACGAGGCTGTGGTCTTTCCTCAGAACCTCTCAGCGCTCTCCGTCGAGACGCTCTCCACGCTGGAGACGCAGGCACTCACGGAGTTCGACGCGCTCTCCGACCCCCAGACCGACATCGATGACACCGGCGTTCAGCGACTGGTGGTGCTCGCCGACGGCATCGAGGCCGTGAAGACCGAGCTCACCGGTCGGCGTGCCACCCAGCAGGAACGTCTGGTAACCGCCGCGAGTCAACGTGATCGCGTTCAGCGCATGCGCACGGTGGAGCTGATGACCGCCGAGACGCCCGTGACCCCGGTCGTCGTGGACGACGAGCCCGAGACCGGTACACCCACCGAACCCGTGGTGTCAGATGTCGCGCCGGTGGCCACACCAACGATCACACCGAGCGCCGAGTCGCCGCGCCGGCGCGCGTCACTCGCCGTCGCGCAGGCACGCGCACCCCACGTGCCGAGTGGAGTGAACGGCCCAGCGATGCACATCACGGCCGCGGCACCGACGTCCGGGGTGCAGATCGGAGCCCAGTTCGCCGACGTGGACGCGCTGGTCTCCGCGGTGCAGAGTCACGCGCGCAGCCTGATCACCACACGGGGCACACCGAGCTTCCTCACCGTCGCGACCATCGCGAACGAGTACGAGGAGGTCGTCGACGGCGGTGATCGGACGTCCCTCCAGGACTTCGAGTACATGGCACGGCGACTGCGCACACCCGAGGTACTCGATGCACTCGTCGCCGGCGGTGGCTGGTGCTCACCGTCCGAGATCAGGTACAACTTCTTCAACGTCGCGTGTCAGGACGGCATGGTCGACCTGCCAACGTTCGGCGTGAAGCGTGGCGGCGTGCAGGTACCGATCTCACCCTCGCTGGCCGACGTGTTCACCGGTACGTTCACCAACGCCACCAACCCCTGGCTGTGGACCGAGGCCGACGACATTCTCACCGTCACCGGTGTGCCGAACAAGCCGGTCGTCCGGGTACCGTGTGCGGGCTTCGTCGACCGGCGACTCGAGTGCTATGGCATCGCTCTCACCGCGGGCAACCTGACCGACAACGCGTGGCCCGAGGCGACGCGCAACTTCCTCTCGCTGCTGATGTCGGCGCACTTCCACGCGTCCAACCAGCGGTACCTGCAGACGATGGCCGCGCTGTCCAGCTCGATCGTGAGCGTCACCGGCGGCGTCGGTACCGCGATCTCGGCGGACCTGCCGGACGCCGTCGCGATCGCGGCGAACGACTACCGGGTGCGCTACGGCATGTGTGAGAACGACGTCCTCGAGGTCATCCTCCCCCGCTGGGTGAGGGACGCCATCCGTGGTGACCTGTCACGACGCTCCGGTGACGCGACGTACCTGATGATGACGGACGCGCAGGTCAACGCGCTGTTCACCGCTCGCAACGTCCGGGTGCAGTTCGTGATGGACTGGCAGGTACGCTCGGCGGGTCAGTTCGGCGGCACCACGCCGCTGACGGCCTGGCCGTCCACGGTCGACTTCATGATCTACGCCGCCGGGACGTTCATGCTCGGCAACGGCCTGACGCTCGATCTGGGTGTCGTCCGGGACAGCGTGCTCAACGCCGAGAACGATCACACAGCCGCGTGGACGGAAGAGTGTCACCTCATCACGCGCGTCGGCAACGAGTCACGGCAGTACCGCGTGCCGGTCTGCGTCGGTGGCAAGACCGGTGGTACGTTCACCAGCTGCTTCACGATCGCCGGCTGAGTCGGGTAAGTGATCGTTCTTACCCAGGCTCACGGTAGACGGAGGGAGGTGAACGCTGGTGCCTAACGCGCGACAACCACGCCGGTCCGTCGAGTCGCCAACGTTCACCCCTCTTCCGTACGGGTTGCTGTCGACGCTCACGCCCGAACTACGCTCACCGGCCGATCCCCACTGGCAGGCGGGTGTCACCTACGAGCCACTGTGTGGTGGTAGTGGTACGACGTTTGAGGAGTGCTTCTCCGTCACCGGAGTGGGGTTCGCGCCACCGACGGCGTCAAAGGTGGACACCGGTGGCCTCGACCGACGCGGTGCGACCGCGTTCACCGTCTACGACCGCGTCGACTGCAGCGCGCCTGGGTTCTGGGAGCGCGCCGAGGAGGTCGTCGGCGAGCTGCTCACCGAGACCGAGCAGTGGCAGGTGGAGCGGACGTTCTGGACCGGCGTCGCGGGTGGTCAGACCGTCGTCTTTCCACACCTAGCGGCCAACGCGCCGGTGCTCGACGAGTCGGGCATTGTGCTGCAGACCGCGGCGGTGACGGTGACCGGTGCTGCACTCGACGTCGTCGAGGGACTCGGGCGCCTCGAGTCCACGGTGGCGGACTGCTACTCCGGCGTGGCGGTCATTCACGTACCACGCACACTCGCACCCGCGCTCGCCAACGCGCAGCTGCTGGTGCGGGACGGCACGCGCTACCGAACGCACAACGGCAACCTGGTGGTGCTGGGAGCGGGTTACCGCGGGACGGCACCGGACGGCTCAACGCCCAGCGGTTCCGCGTGGGTCTACGCCACCGGGGCGATGTTCATCTACCGTGGTCGTCCGGTCATACTACCGATCCGAGACTCGGTCGACCGCGCCGAAAACACGATCAACGCGATCGCCGAACGTACGTACGTCATCGGCTGGGACTGCTGTCACGTAGGAGTTAACCTCTCCACCGGCGGGATCATCACAGGCGCCGTCAACGGCGCGAGCTAGGAGTGTGACATGGTAGCCCAGTGCGCGTCCGCCATCCAAGCGAGGGTGGCGCGACTCATCAAGCTGGACGTCTGTGGTAACCCGGTCACCGGAGCGGGCAGCGCCGTCGTCGTCACAGACGGCTTCGTCAGCATCCAGCCGTCGCCGCAGTACCTCGACGGCGAGGAGCACCAGCAGCGCAAGGCCAACGGCTCACTCTGCCTCTACCAGAAGGACCCGTCCGAGCTGACGCGTGTCGAGCTCACAGTCAACTGGTGTGTGATGGACCCGGACGCGATTGTGATCGTCACCGGGGAGCGACTACTCGCCAACGCGGGTGTGACTGGCACGGGTGTCGCGCTGGGCGAGGGCCAGCTGACGGCACACTTCTCACTCGAGGTGTGGCAACCCATCGTCGGGGCGGGAGCGTGTGACACGTCTGGCCTGCAGCGTTTCCTCTACTGGGCGTTCCCCAACGTCACCAACACCAAGGTCAACCAGTTCACGTTCGAGAACGCACCGCTGCAGTTTACCACACAGTCGGAGACGATGGCCGTGGGCTCACTGTGGGGTGACGGTCCGGGCAGCGCCGGCCCCTGGGCGCCCGTGTTTCAGACCGGTGAGCACTTCATGTTCAACATCACAACCGTCGCGCTACCGACCGCGACGTGCGGAGCTGTGCTACTCTCGTGAGGTGGTGACGTCGTGTGGTAGCCGTTGGTTACACAGCGACGCCACGTCGTGAACAGATCTGGTCACGTGACGGTGTCGTCACCGTGGTAGCGAGTCCGCTACGCTGGTACAACCGAACCGGTGGCACACGCACGATTCACGGTGCGTGGGTCGCGGCCGGAACGGCGCCGACCGGCGCGGACATCATCGTGGACCTAAACAAGAACGGTGTGACGCTGTTCACGGTGCAGGCCAACCGACCGCGTGTGCTCGTCGGCACGAACGGTGGAGCGCTCGCGACACCCGCTGTGACGACGTTCGCGGACGGTGACTACCTGACGGTGGACGTGGACCAGGTTGGCAGCGGCGTCGCCGGTGCTGACGTCACCGTCGGGGTGCTGGTGAGCTGAGAACTGAGAGCGTGGTGAACTGAGGTGGGAGTCTTCGCGCTGGCGACCGAGTGTCGCTGGGAGTGTCCCAACTGCGCACTCACGCAGGTGACGCACGAGGCGACGCCGCACACTCGCTTTCACTCGTGTCGTGGGCTGCGCGGGCTCACCGCACCTATGATCCCAGCGGGTACACGCTGTCGCGTGAGTGCGATCGAGCGCGAGGACTACGTCCGACGAGAACACGTACAGCGTGACGGAGAGAATCGTCCCATTATGTCGGTGGTGACGACGCGAGACGACGGACGAGACTGTGCGGTGCTCGCACCACTGATCGTAGTGCAAAGGAGTGAGTGCGCGTGAGCTCTGAGGCTGGGCTAGAGGGTCTCGACGCGGTGGTGCGTGTTGATGATCCCGCTGTTCGACTGCGGCAGACCGAGGCCACGGTTGAGTACTACGAGCGTGAACACACTCACGCACGAGACATGATCGAGCGACTCGAGCGTAAGCAGGTCGAGTGGCGAGCGCGCTGCGAGGCGTTCACAGCCGAGGTCGAGCGAGAGCTCGCGGCGGCACACACCGAAGAGTCACTCGCGGCGCAACGGGTCGTGGACACTCGCGCACTTCACACGCAACTCACGGAGGAGGTGGCCGCCGGTGGCCTGGGCTGACAGCCGGATGTTCCGTTCACTCGTCGCGGACGTCTTCGACAACACGGCGGCGCTTGACTTTGGCACGGACTCGTTCAAGGTCGCGCTCTACAACAACACGATCACACCGGACAACGACGTAACGTCCGCCAACAGCGCGTACAACGTGGGACAGTGGGCCACCGCACAGGAGCAGTTTCAGGCGGGACAGTGGGCACAGGGTGGTGTCGCGCTCACCGGGCAGACGCTCAACTCGGGTACCGCCGACGTGGTGTTCTTCGACGCCAACGACACGGCGTCCGGCAGCGCGGCGACTCTGGCCAACGTCTACGGCTGCCTGGTCTACGACGACACCATCGCCTCACCGGTGGCGGACCAGGGTGCGACGTACAACTACTTTGGTGGCACCAACTCGGTGACCAACGGGACGTTTACCGTCGTCTGGCACGTGAACGGCATCTGGCGAGGGACTCTCTAAGAGCGAGGAGAACGGCAGTGAGCTGCGGTGACACCACGATCGCCTGGGTGCCGACCCTGGGTGCCGCGTCCTGGTCGGGTGACGTCAGTCCGGTCAACAGGTCGTTCTCGGTGGTGTTTACCTCAGCACTGGCCGCCGCGGTCACCGTCATCAACAACGTGCCGCACCTGGGCACCTGGTCGCACAACGGCACCGAGTTCCGCTGGACGGCCGCGCTGGAGGGCTTCACCTGGAACTTCGTCGTACTGGCCGAGGGGTGTGATGACCTCGGCAGCGTCACCGGCGCCAGCGGCACCGCCACGGACGGCAACGCCAACCGGTACGACGCCGACATGACTCGGAACCTGTAGGCAGGAGACCGTCATGGGACTGAGCACCGACAACTTCGTCCAGCCACCCAAGGTCGTGACCTTTAACGGTACGGCCGGGTTTTGGCCCACTGTCCACAACACCGTCGGTTGTGCTGTGGGTTCGCCCGAGGTCATCACAATCCACCGATGACTGCACACGGTAACGGGCAGTTGCGGCCGGGGCCTTGATCCTCGACGCGACAACGATGTAGGGAAGGGTGTCGCATGACGACCGGACTAACCGTCGATAACATCATTCAAAGCAAAGTAGGCAGCTTCGAGTCGACCAGCGGTACGGCAACGCTGGACGCCGGTACGACAGCCGGCAACACCGTGTGCATCATCGCAGCGATTCGCGGTGATGGTCCCGATACTGGGAACTCGTGGACCATCGCGTTGCCCACCGGGTTCACCCAGGCAGAGGGTCAAGGGGGTACGTTCCAGAACTACGGCGCGATCTACGCGTTCATCAAGCCTAGTGCGAGCGCGGATGAGACGGCTTGGACCCTGGCGGTTACGGGTAGTGGTGCGCAGCTCGTCGAGTGGGTCGCGTTTGAGATGACCAACATCGACTGCGACTGGACCGACAAGATCTACTTGCATGCCATCAACACCGGTGCCATCTCGGCTGCCGCCACGCGATCGACGGGTAGCACCAGCGTGTCGGAGACAATGAGCGGGCTGGCCGTCGCAGCGTTCTGGGCAGTGAGCCCTGACACCACTGTGCCAACGTTCACTAACTACACCAACGACTTCTTTGAGGTGGCAAGCACGTCAGCGAGCAACTCACCGCGAGCGTGTGCGCTGTCCGTCGTCGCGAAGCAGCAGCGAGTCCTGCAAACGGTGGAGTGTACCGCAACGATGTCGCCGGACGCTATCACGACAGCGTTCGTGCTCGTGTTTACCGGACTGGATTCTCAACACGCTACGAACGTGAACGCGTGCTTTGGTGCGGAAGTCGGTACGGCCCAGTCAATCACCGCAGGTGGCGGTGGCGGACTCTCCAGCGGAACACCGATCTGGGACGGCGTCGCTGGCTCGCCGGCCGTCGTGACGAACAGCCCACGAAGCGGTAACTACTGCCTGGAGTTGTCGTCCGTTGCGTCTGCGGAGAACCTGACGTGGCTGCGAAGTGATCTGCCGGTGGGTAACCTTGGTGTCGCGGCCGCGCCGGTGCCGGTCGCGGTGGAGCGGTTCCACGTCTACTTCCCGACGGCGCTACCGGTGGTGGACGTAGACCTGGCGTCCGTAGAAGTCGGGTCACTGGCCAACGGCCTGGTGATCCGGTTCGTAGCGGCCAGCTCGAAGATCGGGGTGAAGATCGGCAGCGGTACAGAGGTGCTCTCCGACGCTGTGGTGGTAGCGAACAAGTGGATCGGGATCGACTACTTCTACGATCCTCGAACAACGACGCACACCTGTGCATGGCAGGTTGACTACGACGCGACCCCCGGTGACGCGACCGAACCTGTGGCGCAATCACCGGCCAGCGCGTCTGGCATGACCGCCGGAAGCGTTACGGTGATTCGGAAGGGTTGGACAGGTACGACCATTACCGCGACCGTTCGCTACGACGACATCGTCTTTACCCGATTCCGCAAGGCCTACCCCATCGGCGACGTGCGGATCGTACCACTGAAGGTCGACCCTGCGGGTACACCCGCCGTGAAGAGTGACCTGGGTGGGGCTGGTACGGAGTCCAACTTCAAGGTGTTCTCCAACAACGGTACCATGGCGACGTGGAGCGCGACCGGCACCCGTACCGCACTGGATGACATCCCGCCAACGATCGGCGGCAGCTCCGACGGTCTCGCGCAGGTCGCCGTATCTATGACGGACTACGTCGAAGTACCCATGGAGACGTACGCACTAGCACCCAACTTCGTGGCGGTAGGTGGACGCTGGTACTGGTGGGGCTGGGCCGCGAGCGCGAACCCGGCGAACATTCGGTTCAAGGCCGGCGACGGTGTTACCGACTTCTTTAGCGTTGGCTCTGGTACCGACAACGGCTTCGACGACACGAGCCAGCAGTGTGTTGCGTGCATGCACAACGCGACGAGCAACCAGAACGTAGCTTACCAACTGACGCAGGCCAAGCTCGACGCTCTCGTCGCCACATTCGGCCGGTCAGGTGACGCCAACCCGGACTGCGGTGTTCACGCCGTTCTCTTCGAGTTGGTTCTCAAGCCCGCAGTGGTCGTGGGCGTACTCGAGTCCGAGGGTGGTGCCTTCAAGGTGTACAGCCGGATGGATGGACTGTCGGGCGCAGTCGTAAGCTACCTGGTCACCACACCGGCAGGTGTGCGTGGTGCGACCTTCTACTGGACGATCAACGGTGTCGACGGCAGTCAGTACGTTGGGCCCAACACTACGTGGGAGAAGAACGTAGGCGCGGTCGACCTCAGTGCGGTGACGTACGTCGCACTAGCGTCGGATCCAACGTAGGAGTACGTCCAGTGGCTATGCCGCTAGTGGTAGGAGTCGGCACCGGTGCGAGTGGCGCCGGTGCCGTTACTCCTGCGTTTCCCGCAAGTTACTCCGCAGTCGACTTTCACGTTGCTGTCACCCTCTGTGAGTGTGACACCACTGACACAATTACGCCACCCTCTGGGTGGGCGCAGATCGATGCCGCGAACGTCGCTTCCGGTACTACGACGAAGCTCACAGCGTTGTGGAAGCGCCTCGTAGCAGGTGACACCGCGCCACAGATCGCTGACGCCGGTAATCACATCATGGCCCGGATGATGATCGTTAGTGGGTGTGTTGCTACCGGGAACCCGTGGAACGTAGAACTGATAGCGACCGAGTTAACAGCAGACACCACTGTGTCGTGCCCAGCCGTCACCACCACCGCTCCAAACTGCCTGATCCTGAACGCCTTCTCGACGGGTCAAGATATCGCCTCCAACGCCGGCGCTACCGGTTGGGCTAACGCCAGCCTCGCTAATGTGGTAGAGTGGATGGACGACTGGACGGCATCCGGCACCGGTGGTGGCTTCTCACTGGCCACCGGCGAGCTGGCGATCGCCGGGAGCACCGGCAACACCACGGCGACGCTGTCGCTGACCGCTAACTTCAAGGGCCTGGTCACGATCGCGCTGAAGGGCGCCGTTGATGTCGCGGCACCACCGGCACGTCGTGATCGTGACATGGGCACGTTGCTTCAACTGTGAGGAGAGTGAGTCACCGTGGCAGCCCAGCGAGGAGTCTACACCGTCAGCTTTGCGGCGTCATCGTTCACCAGTGCCAACGGTGACTACGACTTCTTCGAGTTAACGCCGGTTGATGACCGCCCGATTGAGATCGTAGCCATCTTCGTCGGCAATAAGAGTGAGGTGGGCGACGTACAGGAGGAGTTCATCGAGTACTCCATCGTCACCGACAACGCGACGACCGGTAACGGCGCCGCCACAACACCACGTCCGTTGGACGCACGCGACGGCGCCGCCGGGTTTACCGCCGAGACCGTTGCGTCCACCACCGCGACGACCGGTACCGAGATCTTCTTACACCAGGACACGTTCAACATTCGATCGGGTCTGCAGATCGTCTTTCCCGAGATCATGCGACCTAAGTGTGATCAAGGTGACACGATGATGTGTGTTCGCATGGAGCAGGGTCTCGCTGATGATGCGAGTATCGCGGGCACGATCTACGTTCGTGAGCTGTAGTCAGGGGACCAGCAACTGACTAGGAGCTAGGAGTCAACGCCTAGTGCCGCTACCACTGTTTGGACCGGACCCAACCTTCACCGTGGTGCGCCACCGGCGAAGGTTGATCATCAGTGCGCCCGGTGGCACGTACTGTGGTTCACGCGTCTGGAACGGCTCGGCCGGATTTGACGAGATCATCAACATAACTCCGGGTGGTACGAGTGGTCTCGACGGTGGCCCCATCACCGTCGCCGCGATCTGGCGGCCCGAGTCGACGCACTCCGGAACGCTCATCAAGGCGGAAGATTCGGCGAACAACGGTGTGTGGACACTGGTCGTCGACGTCGACGGCAAGTACTACACGCTCGCCGGTAGCACCGGGTTCTCGTCGTACGTGGTGGGAGACTGGCAGTTCATCGCGTATACGAAGGCGTCGGGTAGTGCGGCGATACGCTGGCACTTTAAGAACCTCACCACAGGTGGTGCGTGGAGTCACACCAACGGCGACACCGTCGGTGACGGCACCGGACCGGTTGACGAGATTCGCCTGGGTGGTGGCTTCGGCCGGCTCGACGGCAAGATGTCCGTGCTCGGCGTCTGGTCGTCAGCACTGTCCGACAGTGACCTAGAGAACGTCGTCGGCGTTACGTCACTGCAGGCCTGGCTGGACTCCGGTCCGGCGGCGCTGTGGCCGTTCAACCAGTCCAGCAGCTCCGACCCGGTGCTCGACCTGACCACCGGTAACGCCGACCAGACCAGCGTCACCGGCACCGCGCCGGTCACCGACACCGACGTGTCACCCAGCTGGTCGTGTGCACTCACCGCCGGCACGAACGTCAACGCCGGTGTCGCCACCGCTACGATCGTCGCCAACGGCGCGGTCACCGCGATCGCACCGCAGGCGGGCTCGGCCGCCACGACGTTAGCGCCCAGCGCACCGAGCGCCCGGGTGCAGCCGAACGCGGGCAGCGCCGCCCTCACCGTCGTGGCCAACCCCGCGACGACGACGGTTCAACCGACGAGCGGAAGCGCCGGCGCGGCGCTGATCGGCAACGGAGTCGCGGCGACGGTGGCGCCGAGCGCGGGCAGCGCGTCCGTGACGTTCACGGCGAACGACGCGACGGTGACCGTCGGGTCCACGACGAACGCCAACGCCGGCGTCGCAGCTCTCACACTCGTCGCCAACGGAGTCACGGCCACGGTGGCGTCGTCAGCGCAGGCCGCGGCCGGCACGCTGACGGCGGGTGTCGCCAGCGCGAGCGTCAACGCGAGCGCTGGGCTCACGGGTGCCACACTCATGGCCAACGCGGCGACCACGCGCGTCTCACCAGCGTCACAGTTGACGTCCGTCACACTCACCGCGCTCGGTGCGACGACCGGTGTCTCACCGAGCGCCGGCGTCGGAGCCGTCTCACTCACCGTCAACGGAGCGACGACTAAGTCCTCGCCGAGTGCCGGGGTGGCCCCCGTCGCGCTCACAGTGAGTGGCGCCACCGCGACCGTGGCCGCACACGCCCAGAACGTTACGCTCGCGGTGGTCGGCCAGAGCGCGACACCGACGATCGCACCACACGCTGACTCTGTGTCTGTGGTGTTCACCGCGCTCAACGCCACCGTCAACGCGTCCACACCTGGCACAGCGTTCGCCGATCTCGTAACGCTCACCCTGGTGGCCCAGCCGGCCGCAACTACCGTCGTCACCAGCGGGGGAGTCACGGCCGTCACCGTCGCTGGACAACCGGCAACGGTGACGACGACTGTGACGAGCAGCGCCGGTGCCGCGAGCGTCGCGCTGAGCGCGCAACCCGCCACCGTCGTCACACTCGTGAGCGCGAGTGCGAGTGTCGCTACAATGAGTGTGGCTGGGTTAGTCGCCACGGCCCGAACCGTGGTGAACCCCGGTGTCGCACCACTCACTCTCGTCGCGCTCGGCGCCTCCGGTTCCACGGGTGGTGCGGGTCGTCAACGGTGGGGAATCTCACTGTGATGTGTTGGTAGAATCTACGCAACCGCACCACGCACCGTGAAGGGGTGGTGATGACCCAGTGACAACGATCGTAAGTGGCACCACGGAGAACCTCATCGTCGAGTGGTTCGAGTTCGCCGGTGGCCCGGCCTCCAACGTCGTGGGCGTCACCGTGACGATCACTCCGATCGCCGGTGGTCTAGCGATCATCGGACCGACGAGCGTCGGCGTCACTAACCCAGCGATAGGCGTCGACGTATACCCGTGGGCGGTGCCGCTGGGTCAGGCCGCCGGCGACTACCTCGTCACGTGGGACGGTACCGACCCGGAGAGTGATCTCGTCACGGCGAGTGAGATCGTCACCGTCGTCTCTGGGTTAATGACCAGCCCGGTCGGCCCCTGCGGTGAGTGGACACCGACGTGGACGTGTGCGCTGCCACTGGGAGCCACGGCCGTCACCGGCGCGGCGGTTCAGGTGGCCACCGAGGTACTCTACGCCCTCTCTGGTCGTCGTTTTGGGCTCTGTACGGTAACCCTACGACCGTGTCGTCGTGTGTGCTATGGGGACACCTGGCCGGGGATGTGGACGGAGTTCACGAGCGCGCTCGGTGGCCTGACGTCCGCGCTGATCGGGGGACTGTGGTACAACCTCTGTGGTGCGAGCTGCGCGAGTGGTTGCTCGTGTGCACCGATCTCTGAGGTGGTGTTTCCGAGGCCGATACATGATGTGATCAACGTCCGGGTCGACGGCGTGACGCTCGTGAAGGACGTAGACTACCGGCTCGACGACTTCCGACGACTCGTCCGGTTGGGTGGTCACACCTGGCCGTGGTGCAACGACCTCAACCTCGCGGACACCCAGGTAGGTACGTGGTCTGTGACCGCACGGCTCGGTGAGGACGTGCCGCCGCTGGGTAGTGTGGCACTGGGTGTGCTCGCGACCGAGCTCACGAAGTTACTTATGTGTGACGTGACGTGTGCGTTGCCACAGCCGGTGCAGTCGATCGCACGGCAGGGTGTCAACATCACCTTCCTCGATCCTAACGAGGTGTTCGCGAGTGGACGCACCGGGCTCTACGTGCCCGACCTGTTCATCCAGACGTACAACCCAGCGGGACTCGCACGCTCTGCACGGGTGTATGACGTCGACGCTTATGACATGATACGCTCCCTCGGGACTGGGTGAGGAGGGCGACACACCGTGTCGATGCTGACGTTCTCACCGATCGCGCTCGGTGTCGTCGTGACGGGTGTGGGTCAAGCGGTGCGTGACGAGCTCATCACGAGTGGCGGTGGTGACGTTAACCGCGTGTGTCTCGCGGTACCGGGAGAGATCGCGTGGGACGCGTGTGAGTGCGGGCAGCTCGCACAGAGCATCACGGCCACCACCCCGTCCATCATCTTTCCCACACCGGCCACGGACCAGCGAGTCACGGCGTGTGGACCGGCACTCGTCGTCGTCAACGTCATCCTGTCGGTGACGCGCTGTGTCACCGTGATGACGCCGAACAGCGCGCAGTCACCAGCGTGTGACGTCCTGCTAGGTGAGGCTCTCACGCTCGAGCGTGATCGATACGCCGTCGCCAGGGGTGTGACGTGTTACCTGCGCCAGCTCAAGGAGAACTTTGTCATCACGGACTACGCGGTTGGTGGCACGACGAGCGTTGGTCCAGCGGGCGGTTGTGCGGGCGTTCAACTTACGTATCAGTTCGGGGTGCTCAACGTCTGCTGTTAGGTGATCTTAAGTGATCGATGAAACCGGACTTCACGCACGGCTCGTCGCTAAGCAGGCAAAGGACCTGCTAAAGCGGGGTTATCACGTGCAAGCGCGAGCGCGACAACTTCTCGGTGGTGGAACACCGGGACATCCACGGCGTGTTGACACGGGTGATCTACGTTCGAGTGTGCAGGTGCAGCTCACCACGTACCGCGGTCAACCCGCCGTTCGCGTGGGATCCAACCGACAGAAGGCCCGCTGGGTTCACGAGGGGACCGGGATCTACGGTCCGCGTCGCGCGCTCATCAAGCCAAAGCGCGCGAGAGCACTCGCGTTTACGACGAGGTCGGGTAAGAAGATCGTCGTACGCTCGGTGAGAGGCATGAGGCCGAATCACTTTCTCACCGACGCGCTACCGGCGGCGAGGAACTAAGTGACATCACTCCCACCTCACCCTAAAGATCATGTTGACAACGTTGAGTGTCGATATGATGTTGGTGTGGTGTAGCGTAGACACCGGTAGGATAACACCGGGAGATGACGCACTATGACGACAGTGTACAACTACCCCACGACCGGGGCGGCAACTGTTTCCTCGTCGGTGACGCTCTCGAGCGCGGATGACGAAGTTGATCTCGTTGACTTCTCGCTCGACGTTAAGCCCATCAAGTTCGCCGCGGACGGTGAGCGCTACGAGTGTCACCCCGCCCTGTCCGTTCCGATGATGCAGCAGATCGTGCAGCTCACCCGTGACGGCGTCGTTAAGATCGATGAGGCGAACATCGAGCACAGCGTGCGCGTGCTCACCGCGCTGTTCGGTGCGATCATGCTGCCTGACTCGGCCGAGCGCTTCAACGCACGGCTGACCGGTGAAGCGGGTAAGCCGCTCGACCTTCGACGTCAGGTCGTACCGATCCTACAGCACATACTGGAGCGCTACGGTCTCCGCCCTACCGAGCCGTCGTCGGACTCTTCACCTGGGTCGGACGACGAGACAACTGGCACCGCTTCGACGGTTGGTGCCTCCACCGAAGTGTAGACCCACTGTCACTTCAGCCGGCACGCTTCCTTAACCTCGTGCATCACTACGTCCTACTGACGTCGGAACTCGAGACGCACGACCAGCTCAACCGGGAGCTACTCGGCGCACCGACCGTGCGAGGCACCGCACCGGCGATCGTAGGTACGAGCGCCGTAACACGCGGCGTGATGGAGGTTCGACCACCGTCGTGGTGGCGCGGTGATGAGCTCGCCGCGCGTGATAGTCTCGCGGCGTTTGCGGCGATGAAGCGTAGGTGATCGTGTGACGGAACCGCTCGACGTCGAGTACGTGGAGCTGCGCGCCAGCGGCACGCAGGACACGGTCGGTGACGTCAACGCGGCACTTAAGATCATTATACGTGAGATTAAGAAGGCCGCGCGCACCATCGAGCGGGAGCTGTCGAGCGCTGCGCGTGACGCCGGTGCGGCGCTGGCCGAGGACGTCGGTGCGGGTGCGCAGGTCGCGCAGTCCGAGGTTGACGACATGGCCGATCACATCGTCCGCGACATGAAGCGCGTTGAGCGTGAGGCACACGACGCGGCGCGTGCCGTCGCCGGCGTCGGGCTCGCGGCGAAACTGACCACCACGTTACGTGGTCTGGTGTCGCTCGGCGCCGGCTTCACGTCGATCGCACTCGTGAGTGTTAAGTTCACGGTGATACTGGCGGGACTCGCTGCGATCGTAGGCGCCGTGGCGGTGGCGGTGGTCGGGCTCACGTCCGCGGTGGCCGGTCTCGTGCCACTCGTGGGTGGACTCGTCGCCGCGCTCGGAACCGCGAGCGGTGTTCTCGTGGTGCTTCCCGGTGTTATCGCGACGCTCATCGGCGTCATCGCGACGCTGAAGGTGGGCCTACACGGCGTCGGTGACGCGCTCAAGGCGGTCGCATCCGGTGACGTGAACAAGCTCAATGAGGCGATCAAGGACCTCGCACCGAGCGCCCAGCAGTTCGTCCGGGTCGTCGCGTCATTGCAGGATGAGCTTAAGGCGCTGCGACTCGACGTACAGAACCGACTCTTCCGTGACGTCGGTGTGACGCTTAAGCTGCTGGCCGAGACGACGTTGCCGTCCGTGCGAGAGGGCCTTGATCACATCGCTGACGCGCTCAACACCGTCGTCATCGAGGCCATCAACGAGCTAAACGTCGCGGTCAACCGGACGCGACTTGATGAGATCTTCGTCAACATCGCGAAGACGGTGCGCAGCCTCGGTGTGGTGCTCGCCCCACTGGGTCGCGCGCTCATCGCCGTCATCGGTGTCGGCACGGGTGTCCTGGCCGACCTGACACTCGGGCTAGGCGAGAGCATCAGTAGCCTCGCGGATAAGATCACCGTGCTCGCCGAGACCGGCGAGCTGCGACGGATCTTCGAGGACGGTCTGGTCGCGGCGGGGCAGTTCTTACACCTCGCCACCGACGTTCTCGGCATCATTCACGGCATCTTCACGGCGGCCGGTGGTGGCAACTCCGGCATCTTCTCGTTCTTTACGAGACTCAACGAACTCGTCAACCGACCCGACGTCCAGGCGTCGCTCAACCGCATCTTCGTCGCGCTCTCACAGCTCGGGCGAGAGCTGACGCCGGTGCTCGTCGCACTCGCGCGAGCGCTCGGCCCCGTCGCGCGTGCTCTCGTGGACGTCGCCGAGGCGTTCGCGCCAACTCTCATCACGTTAGTTACCGCGCTGGGCGACGCGCTCGCGTCACTCGCACCGGCGTTCATCGCGCTAGCACCGCTGGTGACGGTGCTCGCGAGCGGGTTGGTGCCACTCGCCGACGTTCTCGTCGGGTTGGTGACCGGCGCCGCACCCGGGTTGGCGGCGCTGCTCAACGGCATCGTCAGCGCGTTGCAGGTGCTCGCACCGGTCGCGTTCACGGTAGGCAGCGCGCTGGGTGAGGTCGCCGCGAGCATCGGACAGGCGCTCATACCCGTCGCACACATCATCGCCGACCTGCTCGTCGCGATCGCGCCGAGCGCGGTGATACTCTTCGCCGCTCTCGCCGACGGGCTCGAACGGCTCGCACCCGTCGCACCGATCGTGGGTCAGGCGCTCGGAGCTTTACTGAACGCACTCGCACCGTTGCTACCCGCCCTCGGCACAGCGCTCGCGAACGCGCTGACGATCGCGGCTGGGTTGCTCGCCGAGGTGTCCGACGTGCTCGGACCGCTCGTCGGCCTGGTCTTCGACGCGTGGCGAGCGTTCGGAGAGCAACTCACACCGGTGTTGCTTAAGTTAATCAGCACCGCGCTGCCGGGTCTCGCGCAGCTCGCCGTGGACATCACGCAAGCGTTCGCACCGCTCATCCCGGTGCTGAGTGAGATCGCCCAGCAGTTCACGCAGGCGCTGCTGCCGGTCCTGCCAGGACTCGTCGTCATCGTGCAGGGAGCGCTGCTGCCCGCCGTGAAGTTACTCGCCGAGTCACTCGGGCGAGAGCTGCTGGACGCGTTAAGAGCGATCATGCCGTTCTTACCCACGCTCATCGACGCCGGTGTGCAGCTCGCGGTGACGTTCGCTCGGTTCTTCGTCGCGATCGCACCGCTGCTACCGCCGCTGATCCAGCTGTCCGCGCTGTTCACCGAGGTGCTGCTACACACCGGTGCGCTGCAGGCGGGCATGTTGATCCTCATCGGTGGGGTGGTGCTGCTGACGCTCGGGTTACGCCTGATAACGATCGTCATCTCCGCCGTCGTCACCAGTCTCAAGGTCATTGGTGGTGCCGTCGCGACGTTCGCGAGCGCGATCAGCGGCAGCTTCACCAACGCGGTGACGTTCATCGAGAACCTACCGGGAAAGATCGTCTCTGCGGTGGGCAACCTCGGTCACATCTTGTTCGACGCGGGTAAGTCCGTCGTGCGGGGGTTGATCGACGGCATCAAGGACTCGCTTGGTGCGCTCAAGGACACGCTCGGCAACGTCGGCAAGTTCATCACCGATCACAAGGGTCCACGTGACGTCGACCGGCAGCTACTCACCCCGGCGGGTCACAGCATCATTGGTGGGCTCATCACCGGTATTCGTGACGCGCTACCCGGGTTACGGGATGAGCTGACGGGACTTACGGCGAGTGTGCCACTACTACTCAACGCCACCGGTGTAGGAAACGGCGTTGGAAGCGGTGGCGCGAGTACGGGTGGTGGGCAGACGATAACGGTCAACGTCGGTAACGTCTCGTTTGGTGGAGCACCAACACCGCAAGAAGCGCTCAAGGCCGGTGAGGCCGTGGGTCGTGGCATCGCGGCGGCACTCACCCAGCGGACACCACCGACGCGGCTACGAACGATCTAATCACTCAAGTGACCGACGACCGGAGGAACTCGTGAGCCTCACCGCCGACCAGGGACTGATCATACCTAACTCGTCCGACAACGACAACGTGCCGCTCTCCGTGTCGGATTACAACACCGGCGTTGAGTCACGGTTGGTGAAGCGATACGCGTCTGTGGCCGACCGAACGGCGCGCAACGCGACGCCCACCGAGGGTGAGCTGTCGTACCTGCTGGACCTGAACCGGTTTGACTTCTACTCCGGTGCGGCGTGGACGACGCTGCAGTCATCACTCGTAGCGCAACCCATCACCGTCACGGTGAAGACGGCGACCGAGTCGGTCGTCAGCAGCACGACGATGCAGAACGACAACGACTTCTTCTTCTCGGCGGCCGCCAGCTCGACGTACAAGGTCGAGCTGGACCTGTTCATCAGCGGTCCCAACGGGTCATCCGTCGGTGAGATCCTGTGTCAGTGGACCGTGCCGACGAGCACCACGTCCGACTTTGGAATCATGTCACAGGACTGGGGGCTGGCCAGCGGTGCGATCGGTTCCGTCAACCTGCAGGCCGGACACTCGACGGGCACCACCACGGCCACGGTGCTACTGGGCACCTCGGTCTTTCAGTGCTACGCCCGGGTAAGCGCTGTGTTCCGCGTCGGTGGCACGGCCGGTACGATTCAGTTCCAGTGGGCACAGAACACCAGCAACGCGACGGCGAGCAACATCCTGGAGGGTTCGAGTATGACGATCATCAAGGTCTCGTGACGAGATGTCATCACTCGTAGCAACACCCGACCTCGACAACGCCGCCGTCGCCGTCGTCATCGACGACGTCTACGCGCGTGACACGTTCACTCGCACGGTCTCCAACGGGTGGGGCACCGCCGACACCGGACAGACCTGGACGATCATTGAAGGCACCGCGGCCGACTTCGCCGTCAACGGCACACTGGGCACGATGACACACAGCGCGACGAACGCGTCGCACAGCATCATCCTCCCCCCGAGCCGGGTGGACGTGGACGTTCGCATCAACGTAGAGCACAACATCGGGAGTGTGGCCGGTGGTAACTTAGTCGCCTTCTTCGACTTCCGGATGATCGACATCAACAACCTGTATCGGTTGTACGTTCGGTGGAAGCCGGCGGGCGTCGCCACCGTCGAGCTGATAAAGTTGATCGCAGGCACCTCTACGACGATCGCCGGTGAGACGGTGATCCCCGGTGTCACCGCTACGAGCTCACTCACAGTTCGAGTGCGGGTGACTGGGACCGTCATCACCGGTGTGCGACTGTTGGCGAACGCGTGGCTCTCAACACAGCCCGAGCCAGCGTGGCTGTTGAGTGCCGTTGACTTCACCTTCGGCGCTCTCGGTGACCTTCGAGTCGCGTCGTTCCGCGACACCGGCAACACCAACAACCCAACTGTGTTTCGGTTCGACAACCTCACCGTGGCGATACCGGAGCCGGTGCACGTGTCACGGGTATACCCGAACGCCACCGAGGCCGAGGTGCTCGGTTCACCGTTTTACACCTCGGGTGGTCTCGCCGTGCTGTGGGACACGGTCATGCCACTCGACGTACCGGTGTTCTACGTGGCTCGCGCGGACGGCTCAACTGTGATCAGCCTAACGTCAAACACGGTCACTGTGACCGGGCAGGGCGACGGTTGGTTGAGAGATCCTGAGCAACCCATCTACGACGTGCACCTCGTGGACTGCTCACGCAGTTGTCCCATCACCGTCTCACTAGGTGTCGTCAGCCGGCAGGCCGAGCTTCAGGCACTCGACCCAGCGGCGCTCAGCTCGGCCAATGGCACGTTCCCGATCATCGACGCGGCGCGCTCTCGGACGGTGTCACAGACGCGCAAGGCGAGAAGTCTCGCGCTTCACATACTTACGATGACACTCGCACAGGAGCAAGGTGTTGTGAACGTGCTCGCGTCGGGCCGTGTGTTGTTCTTGCAACTTGCTCACCTCTACGGTTGGGCGTACGACAACTGGGCGTCGGACTACGTCGACGTCGGAGACGTGGTGGACGCACGAGTGGGAACACAGAACATGCTCTTACCGCAGCGAACGTGGTCACTACCACTGAGACTCGCGCGAGCACCCACCGTCACGTCCGGTCACCTAGCCGGTAACGGGATCGGAGTGAGTGGCACCACGTACGGCGACGGCACGGCGTCCGGTCGCACGTATCAAGATCGCATTAACCTACCCAACACGTACCTAGACACGTCGCTCGGGGTGGGTCTCTAGTGTGGCCCACGTCCCAGGCACTGCTCAACGCACTGATCACCGATCACGAGATGGACGTCACCGTCAACGTCATACGAGGTGAGCAATCACTCGGTCAGGTGCCGATCGTGGCGTGTAGCGTGGACGCGACACTACTTACCCAAGATGGGCGCACCGCATCACTCGTCGTGGACCAAGGAGTGATCGACGACGGGTTGCTCGATCCGCTCTCGGACACCGTGGTTATTCGTACCGGTGTTTCCGACGTCGAACTGGTGCCGATCTTCACCGGCCGTGTCGACGCACACGCGGCCGGGAGCGACGGTGACGTCACCGTCGCGTGCGTCTCCCGTGCGGTTGAGCTGACGCGAGCTCGGTTTGAGACACCTATGTCGGCGCGACCCGGTGCACTCATCCGGGATGAGATTCAACGTCTCGTGCAGGACGTCGACCCGGCGTGGTCGGTGGACGTGAGTGTGGCGCGTCCTGACCGCGTACCAGACTCACTACTCTGGGAAGAAGATCGCAGTGGCGCCGTCGATGAGCTCGCTACGTCGCTCAACTGCATCTTAATGCCCAACCGCGTTGGTGGGTTCATACTCGTGCCGTCTCGCTTTGCGGAGGGCGCGAACGTCACACCGGTGGCGACACTCCGTGACGGCGAGAACGGGGTGCTCGTCAAGATCGACTCAGTTAAGTCACGGCGTGACATCGCCAACTCAGTCACAGTTGTCGTAGAGCGCACCGACGGAACGTCACCGATTCGCATCACGGTGCGAGACACCAACCCGGCCAGTCCGACGTTCTGGGGCGGTGTGTTTGGTAAGCAGAACGTCGTGCTCAAGCTCGACTCACCGAGCTCGACGTTGGAGGCGAGTGTCATCGCATCACGGGTTCTACGACAGTCACTCGCCGTGGCACGGACGTGGCGCATCACGCTACCCCACTACCCGGTGCTCGACCCGGGTGACGTCATCGTCATCTGGCACCGTGGTGAACCGTTCACACAGGTTATCGAGTCGGTGCGGTACTCGGGAGGTGCGAGTGAACCCACGGTGCTCGCGGCGCGTGAGCTCATCGTCGCACCCACTCCCTAGGTGATGAGGCAGCGGTGTGATGATGATGATGATGAAGTGCTGCACCTCCTAGTAGAGTAACACTGTGAGTGATCACACACAATCATACGCGATCGTGTTGACGCACAACAGACCGACGGAGCTGGCGTGGTGTGTTGCCGCACTCGTCGACCAGGTTGATCACATCATCATCGTGGACAACGCGTCACAGCCGGCCGTCGTCACCGGTGATGTGACGTTTCTCGACCGGGTGAGAGCGTGGACGATCATTTGCGATGAGGAGCAACCACCTAACCTCGCGCGGCTGATGAACGTTGGTCTCGAGCGGGCGAGTGAGCTCGCCAAGGCGCGAGATCAAGGCACGTACGACGTGGCGATCGTCTGTGATGATGTGTTCGTGCCCTCCGGCTGGTTCGACGCGGTCGCGACGTGCGTGCGCGCGCACAACGTCGTCGCGGGCAGCACGCACCAGGTGACGCCCGTCACCCAGCCGATCGTTAAAACGGCACCGGACTCCGACATCCACAACCGAATGCAGGGTTCGGCGTTTGTGACACGTGGTGAGGTGGGCCTACGCGCCGACGAGCGCATGCACTGGTGGTGGCAGGACACGGACCTGGACTGGCAGGCTCGACTCACCGGCGGCATGGTCATCGCACCGGGACCCGTCGCGCTCAACACTCGTCCCAACGACTTCACGTACTCGGTGCCGGGACTCGCCGAGCGCGCGGGTGTCGACCAGAGAGAGTTTAAGGAGAAGTGGGGTTGGGTACCGTGGTAGACGTCAGACGCACCACGACGCGCACCACCTTCATTAGGAGCACCGAGACCGATCGTATGACGGTCTTTCACCTTCGAGAGTTCATCAAGGCACTCGATGACTCCGGCATACCTGATGACGTCTACGTGACATCACGCCGGGAGAACGCGCACCTCAGCACTCTCTCGGTTCAGTGGAACGAGGACCTCGAACCGTGAGCCGCGTCGCGTACGGTGTCTGCGTCGGCTCGTGGGATAAGTTCACGCGTAACGTCGTCCCGCGCGTCGGCGACCGACCGGTGTACGCCCTCGCCGGGCACACCAGCATCGCCGTCGCGTACAACCAGATCCTCCGCACCGTGTGTGACCGACACGCCCTCCCACCCGACGTGCTCGTCCTCCAACACGACGACCTAGAGATCACCGATCCCGACGGGGAGGCAAAGCTTCTGACCGCCGTGTCGCAGCCGGGAGTCGCGCTCGCCGGGGTGGCCGGTGCCGCGACCTGTCCCACTCTCGCGTGGTGGAACACCGACCCGGTCGGGCACCAGGTTACCGATGTGATGAACATTGACTTCGGACAGCGAACCGGAGACGTGATCTTGCTCGAGGGCAGTGTCCTCGCGTTCTCGCCGTGGGCGATTGCCACTCTTCGGTTTGACGTCCGGTTCCCCGGGTTTCACGGTTACGATGAGATCGGTATGCAGGCCCACCATCACGGAAAGCGCAACGTCGTGGTGGACGTTGACACTCATCATCACACCGCGATGGGCTTCAAGACGACCGCCAGTCACGAGCAGTGGCTACACGCCGACCGACTCTTTCGAGAAAAGTGGAAGTTGTGAGACGAACGACGTGTAGCGCGTGTGGTTATGACGACCTGCGGACGTTCCTCGACCTAGGTTCCTCGCCCATCGCCGACGCGTACACCAGCTCGCCCGATGAGCTGAGTGACGTGTACCCTCTGCAACTCGCCGTGTGCGCCGGTTGCTGGCTGGTGCAGCTCTTAGAGGTCGTCGATCAAGAGACACTATTCGGCACCGGTTACTCGTTCTACTCGTCCGCGTCGGCGCCGCTGTCCAACTATCACGCCACGTACGCCGCGAGTGTTCTCGGGGGCTACGGTGACCTGGCGCAGCGGTTGACGGTGGAGGTCGGCTGCAACGACGGGGACATGCTTCGTCACTTTCAACGCGCCGGATGCCCCGTGGTGGGTGTGGACCCGGCGAGCGGACCGGTCGGCGCCGCGCGCGAGCGTGGGCTCGACGTGCTCGACGTCGCGTTCACGCCTACGGTCGCCGGTGAGCTGCTGGAGGCGCGAGGTCCCGCCGGGTTGATCATTGCCAACCACGTACTCGCCCACGTCGAGGACGTCTCACACGTGCTCTCGGGCGTCAGCACCCTGCTGGCGGCCGACGGTGTGGCGTTCGTCGAGGTGCAGTACCTGCCCGACCTGCTCGTGAACAACGCGTTCGACCTGGTGTACCACGAGCACCGCAACTTCTTCTCACTCACCAGCCTGGAGTGCGCCGCGAGACGCTGGGGACTCTACGTCGCCGACTGGGAGCTCACCCAGCGGCAGGGAGGATCACTTCGTGTCACACTGTCGAAGCAGCGTCAGCGCACTAGTTCGTCACACACGATCACACGTGAACGTGAAGAGTGGTTGCGTCACACGAGTGCGTATGACGGTCTACAGGGACGAGTAGAGCGCGTTCGCACTCGCTTACGTGACCTGCTGTTCGACGAGACGATGAACGGACGCTCAGTCGCGGGCTACGGCGCACCCGCCAAGGCGACGACCCTCCTCAACTTCTGTGGTATCGACCACCACACGATCGAGTTCATCACCGACACCACACCCGCGAAGTGTGAACGATACGTACCCGGCACCGGAATCCCCATCATGGCTCCGTCCGACGCGTTGCGTCACGACGTCGACACGTTCATCATACTCGCGTGGAACTACGCGGCACAGATCATACGAAACAACGTGAAGTTCATGGACGACGGCGGACGCTGGATCATACCCATCCCGGCACCGGTGCTGCTGTGATGAGCTTACGCGGTGTTAACGTCGCACGAGAGGCCCATCACGTGAGAGTAAACTTGGGCTGCGGTGACCGGTACGCCGACGGTTGGCTCAACGTTGACCACGGCGGTTCACCACATCGTAAAGATCTAGAGGTGGACCTTCGCGCGCCGCTTCCGTGGCCACGAGACTCGATCGCGTACGCGTACGCCGGGCACCTGCTGGAGCACCTGCGCGTTCACGAGGTCGTGGTGTTTCTCGGACGCCTACGTTCGTGCATGCGTGATGACGGTGTGCTCACCGTCGTCGGACCCGACCTGGACATCGCCGAGGGCATGGCCGCGGCGGGTACACTCGACGTAACGCTCGACTCACTCCGGTGCGGCGCCGACCGCTGGGTCGGTGATCGTCACCGCTGGGAGTGTAGCGCACCCGCTGTCGTCACGTTCTTGCGATTGACCGGCTGGGTAGACATACGTGAGTCGAACGTTGATGAGCTGCCCGAGCTGTGGCCGGTGGCCGACCGAGGACCGCGGTGGCAGTGCGTCGTGCTCGCCACTCGCGGTTCCGATCCCCCGGGCGACGCCGCGTGATCGACATCACCGTGGCGATACCGACGATCGCACCTCGTGCCGCGCCGGGTGGGTTGTTAGAGCGAGCGCTACGAAGCGTAAGCGCCCAGACGTCACCACCTAGTGGTGGAACGTCGTGTGCGCTCGACGTCGACAAGGTCGGCGCCGCTGGGACGCGACAGCGAGCGCTCGACGCGGTGCGCACCGAGTGGGTAGCCTTCTTAGATGATGACGACACGTGGTACCCGCACCACCTTAGTGCGCTCTCACAGCTCGCCGAAGACACCGGGGCCGCGTACTTATTCACGTGGTTTGACGGCAACAACCCGTTTCCCGCACACCGTGGCCGGGCGTTCGACGTGACGCAACCTCATCACACCACGATGACGGTGATGGTAAAGACCGAGCTCGCGCGAGTCGCGGGCTTCATCCAACCGGACGGACCGATGCACCAGGACTGGGCCGGTGAGGACTGGCAGTTCACGCTACGCTGCGCGGCTGAGCTGGTGCGGCGGCACGGGGTGACCGGGGCTAACGCACGCTTTGCCGGCACGGGTGACGTTACGTGGACGTACCACGTGCACGGCGGTAACACCAGTGGCCTACCGACGAGATGGTGAGCGTGAGTGATGAGAGCACGAGTGACGAGAGCGCGAGTGACGAGAGCGTGAAGAGCTGCGCGTGCGACGTCACCGTCGTGATTCCACACATCCCCCCGCGTGCCGAGTGGTGTGCCCGTGCCGTGCGCTCGGCGCTGACGCAGACCCAGCGACCGAGTGAGATCATCATCGAGGTCGACGTTCATCACGAGGGTTCGGCGACGACGCGCAACCGGGCCCTAGAGCGAGTGTCGACGAGCTGGGTGGCGTTTCTCGACGACGATGACGAGCTGCTACCACCACACCTCGACGCGCTACTCACTCACGCGTGCACCACTGGCGCGGACGTCATCTACCCGGGCTGCATCGTACTAGATCCCGCGGGGCGAGAGGTACCACGCCGCGACGAGTGGGGTCGGTTCGGACGAGAGTTCGACGCGGAGCTGCTGCGTAAGCGATCGTACGTTCCGGTGACGTCACTCGCTCGTACGTCACTCGCGCGGCTGGCGGGCTTCGGCGCGCCGACGGGCTCGAACTACGATGACTGGGGCTTCTACCTGCGCATGCTCGACCTAGGCGCGATGTTCTCACACCTGCCCGAGATCACATGGTACTGGCATCATCACGGAAAAAATTCTAGCGGACAGCCTGGAAAAGGTGATGCTTAGTATCACTTTACTATAATACATTCATGACACATGTGCGACGTCCGGTAGATGAGAGATTTTGGGAAAAAGTTGAAAAAACTGACACTTGCTGGCTATGGCGTGCGGGACCACACAAAGATAATTTAAGCATTCCCGGTGTGTTTCAACTAGGTCGAGATGGTGGTACAATCTTAGCGTCACATTATGTATGGATGAGCGTAGGAAACTTACGTCCACAATTTAATCATGGTGAAATGATTTGTCACACATGTGACGTGTCAAAGTGTGTAAGACCTGATCACTTATATCTCGGAACAAATAACACTAATATGCGTGATATGTCGCAAAGATGTCGATCACGCGGGCACAAAATAACACACTGTCCGCAAGGTCATTCATATGATGAATATGGATTCATTAGCAGCGGTGGTTCACGAAGATGTAAGATTTGCTCAAGAAGAATAAAGCATGAAAGTTACCTACGAAAAAAGATGAAAAGTCAACTAGAGCGGGGTGATCGCTGGTGAGTGAGTGAAGGTCTACGTCTACCCAGCGGATGAGACGGGCTGTGGTTACTACCGGCTGATCTGGCCCGCGCGAGCGCTGCGTGAACGTGGACACGACGTCGTCGTCGTCATGCCGCGTGACCGCGGTGACAGCATCCAGGGTGTGATCCGTGGTGACCAGCTCGTCGACGTGCACCACCCACCGGACGCCGACGTCATGGTGCTGCAGCGCGTTACACATCGTCACATAGTCGAGGGCGTTAAGATCCTAAGAGATAAGGGCGTCACCGTCGTCGTGGACATCGATGATGACCTGGCCACCATTCACCCGACGAACCCAGCGTTCATCGCGATGCACCCGCAACACGGGCGCACCGGTGATCACAGCTGGCAGAACACCCAGCGGGCCTGTGAGAACGCCACACACGTAACCGTGTCCACCAGCGCGCTGCTAACGCGCTACGCCTCACACGGACGCAGCACGGTACTGCGCAACTGCGTTCCCGCTCGGTACCTGAGCGTCCCGCACACCGACTCAACGGTGATCGGCTGGGGTGGCTCCACGCACTCTCATCCAGATGATCTGCAGATGATGGGAACCGCGATCACGCAGCTCACTCGTGACGGTCACACGTTTCGCGTCGTCGGGCCACTCGCGGGCGTTCGGTCGGCACTTCACTTAGACGCTGAGCCGAGCTTCACCGGGTCCGTGGATCTGCTCTCGGCCTGGCCCGAGACGCTGGGTCAGCTCGGGATCGGGGTCGCACCACTCGCGGACAGCCGGTTCAACGAGAGTAAGAGTCACCTTAAACCGCTGGAGCTGGCGGCGCTCGGAGTGCCCTGCGTGATGTCTCCCCGGGCGGAGTACCGGAGACTCCACGAGCTCGGTGTTGGACTACTGGCCGAACGGCCCCGCGAGTGGCTACGCGTGCTACGCCGCCTGGTTGGGAGCGCTGAGCTACGCTCCGAGCTGTCCGAACGGGGCCGAGACGTCGCGCGTGAGTGGACCATCGAGGGCAACGCCGAGCGCTGGCTCGCCGCGTGGTCGACGGCGTACGAACGATCGTCATTGTCACCGTTAGATCGTCCATGAGACGCCGCACGCCTCACAGACCTCATGATGTGGAGATAACCGCATCACCGTGAAACTCTCACACCCCGGACACTTAACACGGTGACGTGGTGTTCTGATCTTGTATCGCTGACGCTCCGTTAGGCCACCCCAGACGCCGTACTTCTCGGGAAGTGTGAGCGCGTGGTGCAGGCAGTCCAGCCGGATCGGACACGGTGTTAAGCAGATCGTCACCGCGTCATCCTCGAGAGCGGGTTCAAAGAACAGGTCGCGATCACGTCCTTGGCACGCTGCCCGCGACCAGTCTACGATGCGAGTGTGCGTCACTATGATCTCTCTTACACGCCTAAGTCTTAACGCAACATCGTGTGAACGTGCTCACCTTGAGGTGAGCACGTCCGTCACTCACGAGACTCTACTGAGCAGCCGAGCCGTGATCCTATTGATCGTGCTGTGAGTCTGGCCCTGGAGCGCACCGACGAAGCGTGACTCCGGTGAGCCACCCGAGCGACCCCAGTCGAAGTACTCGGACGCCGCGTTGATGAGACCCCAGCCGGTGAAGTCAAAGCCGACGGTCGGTGACGTGTGCCACGCGGTGAGGATGGTCTCGATCTTCTCGGCGCGCTTAGGACGGTCGGGCAACACGGCCTCGAGTGTGTTGCGCGCGACCGCGTCGGTGACCTTCAACCCGGCGAGCCGCTGGGCGTTGTCCGCGAAGCGCTTCGCGTAGGCGCCGAGGTTGCCCAGGGACGTCTTCGCCTCGGCGAGCTTGGCGTGCATGGAGCCGGTGTGAGTGATGCGCCACCGGTGAGGCACACCCGTGGAGAACGACTGGAGGGTCAGTTGGTTCATGCACCGGTGACGAAGTGGCATCGCGGACACCTCGACGGCGCGCGTGCAATCGTGTGACGTACGCATGACGAAGAACAACTCGTGTGGGTCGGTGTCGCCCAGCACAGTCATCTTCTCGGGTGCGCGCACCACCATGAAGCCCTGCTTGCCGCCCTTCAACGCACCGGCGGCCACGTACGTTGGTGAGATCCCGTCCATGAAGTCGAACGCCTCACCGTACTGAAGCACCGGGTAGGCCTGTGACACGATGCCCAGTGGAAGGCCTGTGTCATCACGCACGACGGCGCGCCGGTTGGCGACGCGCGTCATGACCGGTGTGGCGCCGGGTTCCGTCGACGTCTTCACCCCGTAGAAGATCGGATGCAGACTAACAGTGAAGTTGAGCCCACCGGCCTCGGCGGCCTCGGCGGCCGTCAACGGCTCATCTACGAGCTTGCCGAGCTTCATCCACGGGACCTCCCGCTGGGAGACCATCGTCGCGGACTGGTCGTTGGTGTCGAGTGTAACCACGGGTGTGGTCATTGATCGCTCTCCTCATCACTAGGTCACTTTAGCTTCTATCGCTATCATATCATACTTGCATCACCGAGTACACCGGCAACCACAAGATTTTTTGAACGAGATGAACCCTAGTCGGTGATCCCGGAGCTGTGGATCATCTTCTGGATCTTAGAGCCACGGAGCAGCCCAAAGTACAGTCCAACGGCTACGATGAAGTTCATGATCGTGGTGTAGAGCGCGCGTGTGACGTCAAAGTTCGGATCACCGTGACCGGCGATCACGGCCTCCACGAACGTCTTCACGAACGCGAGACCGAGCAACACCCACCCCTTGGTGGCGGAGCTCCAGCTCTGCTTAGAGAGAAAACCAGCGGCGAGTGGTAAGAGTACGAGCAACGTGAAGCTGAGCAGCCCGCGCGGGCTCGGCTCGAAGAGGTACGTCGGGAGCGTTGGAACGTCGATCACAGCGATCATCACCTCGTGGTCCGCAACTCTTCTTACGTTCTAGGCGGTGTGCGACGTGCGTGCCAGAGCAGCACTAGCCGGTGCAGCACGACCACGTCGATGAGCCCGTAGCCAACGGCGAACGCCCACAGTGGCACACGAACTCCGGCTCCCACCGCCAGCAGCGTGCCAGCCTCAGCGGCCATGACCAGGGATACGGCCATCATGTGACGTCCGGCGGGAGTTCGTAACCACGGTGAGCGAACGTAGACACCGACGAACGCAACACCGGCGAGCGCGGCCACGGCGAGTTCAACGAGAATCAAGTTCAGCATCACTAACCCGCTCCTGGACGTGACTGATGATGCCTACGCAGTGCCTCGTCGATCCACGTCGCAAGTTGATCGGTGGCCTCGTTGACCGCGCGCTGCTGACGTCGAGTTTCTTCCAGCCGGTGGTGAGCTGCCACTCGTGCTCTCGCGGCGACGTCTTCGTCGTGCTGAGCTGTGCTACGGCGCCGCCACGGTCGCCACGACCACTTCATCTTATCTGGACACCTCTCTCGGTATCGCCGCTAAGATCTTGCTGATCTGCTCGTCGCGGATCCGGCCGCGTTCCACCTCCGCCACGTACGCGCCGTGCCAGTCACTACAGATTCGTTCGATGCGATTCAGCGTCGCGCGGGGTACGAGTCGCCCGGTGTACACCATCATGGCGACCGCGGCGAGCACGGCGACGGCACCACCCTGCAGCCACGACCACGGCACCACCAGGTTCATCGTAAGCTCTCACCCACTGGGCGTGTTGTCGAGTCCACCGAGCACGGTGCGAATCGCTGTGGTGGCCGCCGCCTCGACGTCAACCCGCGTCAGCGTGCCCTCGGGTAGGTGAGTCAAGATCGCCGCGACCAGGTCGTCGGACGCGGCGAGCACCCCGGACTCGGCACCGGTGTGCGCCGCCTCGGTGATCGCGGCCAGCTCGGTGGGGCTGACGTCAACCTTCGCGGCGATCGCTCGCAGCATGTCCCACAGCGGGTTGCCGACGTCCACCCGAGCGCCGGGCTGCTCGTTGGGGTACAGTGCGGCACGCGCACCGGTCAGCACTGACCAACCAAACATAAGATCGTTCGCGGTCTGCTCGGCGGTCATGTCGTCTCCTCCGGTGAGTTGTGAGATCAGTCGTGAGAGCGTCCCACGGTACGCGTTGCAGTCGGTGGCACCGGTGGCGCCGGGCACGTAGCCGTGAGATGTGAACTGCCAGAGTGTGGGAGTGACGTTACCGTACCCAGCCCAACCCGCCCCGGCGTCGCCGCCGCTGAGAGAGTAGAGCGACGCGTAGTCGGCGGTGGTGTCGCCGAGTGGGTACCTCGATGAGACGAGTGGGCCACGTAGGACGCGCAGGTCGGGTTTCCCCAGGTAGTCCGACCAGTTCCAGTGGGGTAGGTACACGGCGAGTGGTCGGTCGTCGACCGCGGCCCAGTGGTCGTCGAACTCACGTACGTCATCCCAGCGGGGCCACAGGCCCGCGGTCACCAGCTCCGAGTAGCGTTCGACGTCGAGCATCGCCCACTCGGCGCCGACGGCGTCGAGCTCACGCTTAAACCAGCCCACCTGGCGCACGATGGACGGGCCGTCACCACGGGTGAGGTTGTGGTACCCACCGACCGTGAGGCCCGCGACGCGCGCCGAGCCGGCCATGTCGGCGAAGTGACGAGTTGACCGGTACCAGCCGGCCGGGTCACCGTACGTCGCGCGTACACACGCCACCTGAACTCCGGCGGCCCTCACCGCGCGCCAGTCGAGGTTACCGCCACGTCGGTCCCAGTCATGGTGACTAACGTCGACCGTGAACACCGTCACACTCTCACGTTCCTCTCGCCTAACCACGACACCGACCTCACACCATACTGCGTGAAGCCGGTGCCGTGACTCGATCTGTGACGTAAAGAGAGTGGTGACCTCAGCCCGTCAAGACCTGCGCCCAGATGTGGCCGTTGAGACCCTCACCGCTCTGGCGAGTTACACGGCCGTCACGCTTCAGCCGGTAGAGTGACAGGTACACCTGGTTCGCTGTGAGCTGCGTGGCCTCGACGAGTCCCGGTTTGGTCTTCGGCTCGGCGAGCGCACCGTACACGAGCTCGTCGCGGTCGATGGTCTCTTGCGGTCGCGGCCGGCCCTTACGTCCCTCTACCGCCGTCTCCGTCATGGTGAACTTTCTCCCTCGTTTGACTACGTGTGTATGTGTTCAGTGATGCAGCGCCGTGTTCATTGTATCATAAACTTTCGCCAGGCGTTTGTGACGTTGACGCACCACTCCCGCTCACCGATCGCGTCACCACGCCACGCACCGGGCTCACCGTCGAGCGCCCGGTAAACCCACTCACCGATCCAGCGACCGCACTGCACGGAGATTCCCTTGCCCCAGGTCGCCGACAGTCCCGACACCCCGCGCAGTGGTGCGATCTTCCAGTCATCTGGAAAGCCGAGCACGCGGGCGGCCTCACGGTGAGTGATCATTCGGTCGAGCCAGGGGTGAACCACCGTCACGAGTGAGCCACCCGTGATGACGCGCGCCGCACACTCGCCGTCCCAGCGCACGGGAGTGGTGAAACCCATGCGAAACTCGTTCTTTACGATCTTCTCCTCGGTGGCCTGGAACGAGTCCGGCAGCCGGGCGTTGTCATCGTAGAACCGATGTGCGACGGTGGAGATGGACTCACCGGGGCGCCACTCCACACCACGGAGCAGGTCACCGACGCGACGCGTTAGGGGGGTGTGCAGCCCGACGTGACCGTCCACCACACCACTAGGTGACCGCAGCGGCTCGGCCCAGCGGCTCGCGGGCGCGCGGTACGACTGGGCACCCCACGACTCACCCAGCGGTGCTAGGTCACTAATGACGTCGTTGAGCGCCGGCAGACGCCGAGGCTCGGGTGGTTCGATCCCGAACGGCACACGTGAGATGAGCCAGAAGTAGCGTCGCCGCTGGGCGGCACCGCCCACCGAGTACGCGTTGTGAAGCACGTGATGTAGGTCCCACCGGTGACCGGTGCGCTCCTCGACGCGCGCGCGCAGCCGGCGCATGAGCTCGAGACCGTCCGGTTTGGTGAACGCTTGTTGGACGCTTTCAAATGCTATGATGTACGGATCGCATTTGATGGCGTAGTCGACGAACGCCCACGTGCAACCGAGGATGCTGGACTCAGCACCACGAAAGTCTTTTGCGCTCATTACACTCCACGCACTGCAGGGCGGGTTTCCCACAACTACATCGGCTCGTACCGGTGTCCACGCCTCGTGTGGAACTGCCTCGTAGGTCCAGTTTTTACCGAGCACGTGTCGGTTAGTGAGACAGCTGGATAGTCCGAACCCACCCTTCATCTCGGCACGGTGAATGAGACGAAATCCGGCCTGCACCATGCCGGTGTCGAAGCCACCGGCGAACGTCTGACATCCTACGTAAGTATACAACGTTATCGCCGCTTTTAGCTCTGCGTAACGCCGCACTTGTGACGACTTACCCACGTGGGGCTTGACGTAAATTCACACCATTGACACGTCTTACGTGTGAGTTGTGCTACACGAACCGCGTCTCTTACGCGCTGTGGTCTCTGTTTGCCGTACATAGGATTAAGTACGCCGGGACTCCCCTTCTTTGCGTTAACTTCTTGAGAGAACTTCATACCGTTTGTCGGAGATGGTCGATCCTTATAATTTACATGACGACGTCGAAGTTCGTCAGCGTCAGGTGCGTGATGTCGTTGATGACACCTAACATGTGTCATCACTACATTGCTAGGTGCGTCGTTCACCGCGTTATCATCTACGTGATGAACGTTACCGTCCCACTTTTCATGACCTATGACGGTAACTTTATCACCACAGAAAAAGCAAGACCATGGTCCACTGTCGTGTGTCTCGTAGAACACATTCATCGTTCGTCGATGATTACGCGAACCCATGGTTAAATCTACTAGGATCTAAGACTGAGGGTCAGGTCAGTCTCTAAGGTATGGCCACACAACGTCGAACGAAAGACTCACACCACACGGACCACAGAACACCTTCTCGATACCACCGTGCGGTGAGTTGGCCTCGAGATCCGCGCTCTCAATGTCCGCGAGACAGCTAACAGTGTGTAAGACACCGAGCGCCGGATCGGCCGTTAGAGTGACAGCGTCGAGAACCGATGTGCTGAACGGCTCGAACAACTAGCGTGACGTTACGTCACAGTCAAGTGAGATGAGTGAGTACACCAGCTCATCAACTACTCGTTCACGCGCATCAAAACGCGTGGCGACGTAGGTGCGTATCATATCTTTGAATCACCGTTCAGCGAGTTGACGACGTCAAGCTCGAGCGGATGTGAGCACGGGCCGCACCACGCACCGACGAGTACACCACTGAGCGATGACCGGGTCTTGATGACGTTGACGTCGTCGAGGGCGCGGCCACAGCCCGGGCACTTCGTCGAGTGACCGTCATAACCGTGACGCTGCCGAGCGACGTTAGCAGCGCGCTTCGCGTAGTACGTGTCGACGAACCTCACCGCGAGCTCGTCGGCTGTGTCACCTGGGTACGCCGCCCACGCGACGTTCATGATGAAGTGCCACGCGTCCACGAGCTCGTGAAGTAACCGGTCCGAGTGAACCGCACGCTCACCGATCGTCCACGACTTCCACGTCGTCTCGTCGAGCGCCTCGTGCAGCTCGTGAACCGCGGCGAGCACCATCTCTTTCACGTACGAGACGCGCTGATCGATCGTCATACTCGCAAACTCGTAGCCGAGTGTGTTTTCCTGCAGCTCCCGCTGGGCGGCCAACATCTCGGTGAGCTCACCAGGCCAAGGCACGACGCACGCCCTTCTCAATCGAGATCTTCGCGGTGTGAAGCTCGTTCATGATCGTCGGGTCACCAACGCGGTGGGTTACACCCAGTGGTTGATCGGGGTCGACGAGCGTCACCGGCGCGTAGTCGACCTCCCGCTGGACGAGCAGTGCGAGGTCAAGTAGTGACGTACCGACCCCGGTGCACAGGTTGACCGGGCGACACTCATCGGCGTCGACGACCGCGAGCGCACCGTTCACCAGGTCAGAGACGTGAATAAAGTCACGGGTCTGGTCAGCGCGTCCCCAGATCGTAAACGGATCTTCACGTCGGCGCGCTCGCTCCACGAACGCGCGAAACGGAAAGTTCTCCGACTGATCCTCACCGTAGCCGGAGAACGGTCGTACGATGTGAACCGGTAACCCGTTCCGCTGGGCGATGACCGCCTGCAACTCACCTACGTACTTCGTCCACCCGTACGTCCGGTCGGGCACCCGCACCGGTGAGTCATCGAGCGCGTCGGCGAGGTCGACGTACGCGTCAACCTCATGCAGCCTGGTGTCGATGAACTCGTCGGTCTGCAGCGCCACCGGGTAGATCGCCGATGACGAGACGTAGAGTAGTCGCCGCTGGTGTGTGTACATCGCCCAGGAGAAGATCGCCGCGTCCAGTGCGACGTTGTATGAGAAGTTAGCGTTCACGGCGTCGATCGCGGCCCGGTGCGGCTCGCGTGCGGCGCAGTGAACGACGAGATCGAACACGGTGCTGGTGTTTACACGGCAGAAGTTGTGAGCATCCTGCATCACGTGAATTCGACTCACGTGGTTGGGAAACCAAGAAACGTCAACCCGTTCGAGGTCCACCGAGGTGACGAACCAACCACGACGCTCTAGCTCGTCACTAAAGTGTCGACCGAGGAAACCGGCACCACCGGTAACGAGTGCGGTCTTAGTCATGTCACAGAGCTCCCAGCGCCTGCAGGTCGGTGAGCCACGCCTCAAAGCCGTCACGCGTCTGATCGGGAAGCCACGGGAGTTCGTCCAGCGCCGAGTAGCACCGGGTGATGAAGTCACCGAGCTCGGCGCTGGACCAGTCCTCATTCGTACTTTCATCACCGAACGTGACGTCACGCAGGACAGCGCAGAGTTCCTCGGTGTGACGCATACCGAACAGCTCCGCGTCGAGGTCCGCGAAGATGTCGTGCTCGTTGCGCGTCTGCGTCACGAGAGGCTCACCGTACCACACGAGGTAACCCAGGTGGTCCATGACGCACCGCGCGAGGTACGATGCCCAGACGTCGTCATAGCGACCAACTCCCGGCCAGACCATCATCAACGGCGCGAGTTCCGCCCGGTACGCGACGGCCTGTGAGTTGAACGGCGCCCACGTGCCGGGTGCCAGTGCGGCACCCGGGTGCCAGTGCGACGACATGCGGTCGGTGGCTACACGACCGAGCGCGAGACGCGTCGCCGCGTCGACGTCCGGGTCACCACGCCACAGGGACGCGTGTACCCCGACCGGCAGAGCGTCGTGCACCTCGGTGAACACGTGAATCTCATCTCGCTGGGTGATGGGAAAACCTCGGTGAAACGTCGAGGCGCCGAACATCACCAGCGGGTTGAACCAGCCCGACGAGCTGTCGATGATCACCGTCGCGTCGGTGGTGGCCTCCGACAGCGCTCGGTGAACCATCCCCCACTGGTCGGCCTCATCCGGCCAGTTGTCGTCGTCCACCGTCATGATCCACTCGGGTTTGAGCGCGATCGCCTCGAGCAGCGCGACGTTACGCCGCTGAACCGAGTTCCACCCGACGGCCTCACTCGTCTTCCACCCAAGCTGCGCGCTGGGCGCGAGGTAGCGGTTGTCGCCGGGCAGCTCGGCGAGCAGGTCGGTGACGGCCTCGTGCGGTGTGTTGCGGTCACCGGCGACGATGATGACGTCATCATCCATCATACCCGCCGCGCGCCACATGCGTAGGTTCTTAGGAACGTTGATCGTGGTTGTGATGAGAGCGCGCACGTGCGTGGCTCCTAGTCGTAGAGAGTGTGATCGAGTATGATGAGACCGACACCGATGACGATCGCGATGAGTGCGAGATACCACCTGTCCGGAGCGAAGCAGAGCATGCCGCCACCGCCGGCGATGAACACGCCACCTACGGCGTTAAGGTCTATGACGTCACGGGCCACACTCGCTCCTCGATGAGTCGTACGTAGCGTAGCTCGGTGAGTGCGTTGCCAAAGTGAACGCGCTGCGCACGCACCAAGTGAAGCCAGTCGTGACGACCGGCGTCGGAGTTGAGGTGAGTAACGCGCCGGTGTAGATCACCCGGTGAGTCGGCGCGAAGCCAGTCGCGAAGGTACGGCGCAGCGTCGCCGAGAACGTTGTTCTGCGTGTCGTAGAGCGGGTGAAAGAAGCACACCGTACCGGCCGCGAACGCCTCCCAGGGCTTCGCGGTGGCCCAGCCGGAGCCGCTGGACGGCGTCGTGAACGTGGACCGTACAGAGTGAAGTAGTGGGTAGTACTCAGCCCAGGGTGCCGGCGTGATCCGTCGGTTGAGGTGCGTCTGTGACACGTCGGACCACGTGCCGTGAACCCACTTAGGTGCGAGTGGCAGCACCCAGTCACGTACGATGTCTCTCCGACGCGTCGCGTCGGACGTGCGTGGTGACGCCTCGTTGATGAACATGCCGAAGCTGTCCCGGTGATCCCACTCTTCGTCGTACGAGATGAGATCACCGAACGGTGTCCCGGGCAGCAGGCCGTTGACCTCGAGGCGTGAGTACACGTTGTGCACCGTCGAGCGCCACACCGTGGCGTCGTCGTGAGCGTCCCAGAGCGGCTCCACCTCGTTCTTCGTCTCACGTTCCCAGTCACTCCAGCCGCCCGTGTCATCGTAGCGCTCGTGCTTGAGCGGGTGGTGAAACGTGAACTGGGTGAGCACCGGGTGCCGAAGTGGCCACTTTAGGTCTCGCATCTTGTGACGGTTGCGAGAGTCCGCGTTGAGGTAGACCTCCTCACGCTTCCACGGGTCGACGTCACGCCACAGGTTGACGCCCCGGAAGAGGTACGAGCAGTAGTAGGCACACCAGTCGTAGGGCTTGGTGAGCTGGTCTCGGTCGTCGACTCGTGGTATCGGTGTGTTCGTCGTGCCGTGCTGACCCACCCAGAGTATGATCGCGTCGAGGTCGAGGATCGTCGGTAGTGTGAGTGCGTCGAAGATGTCCTGCAGTGAGAGCTGCTCCACGGACGACAGGTTGGCGTGATTGAGCTGTGCGTCATTGATCTCACGTCGTAGCCGGGGTGCCCACTCGATCCACGGGTTCTCGACGTTGTCGGGTAACCCGACGTCGGTGGGCCGCGAGCCGTCGTTGCGACCGATGAGCACGAAGGTGTCAGCTGGGTGTCGCTGGGCGAGTGTCTTTACGACCGCGGCCATCTCCACGTCACCGCCGAGCGTTCCACAGCGTCCCAGTGATAGGGGCATCGACCGGCCGATCTTTCCATACCCGACTCTCAACTCACGTCTCTCCGTTCTTAAGACTCACCGTCTCTTCGCTCTCTCGTGTGAAGCTTCACCCCGTAGCCTCACAGGTGCCGTCCCCGAGCGACGATCACCGCACAACTCGTCCGCTCGTCTGTGCATCAGCACCTCTCCCTGAGTGAGATCGTACCAACACCTCCGTTAGAACGGCGGCTCCGGTGGCGCCGATGACGGTGTCGCCGGTGGTCCGGGCACCGACGCCGGTGACGTTGGCATCGCCGGCGACGTCGGCATCGGTGATGACGGTGACGTCACTCCGGCCACCGGCCAACCGCTCAGCGACGGTACTGGAGCCGGCGAGCCACCCACCGGCGGAGTCGGTAGCGCCGGACCAGCAACGCCACCGGGGAGAGCCGCACCGGCGACTCCGCTGGGCGCCAGCAGCTTGATCTCGTTGCGTGGAACTCCCTGCCACTCGCGCACCCCGGTCTGGGCTCGCGCGCGCCGGTTGAGCAGCGCCGTCGCGACGTGTGCTAGTCCCTGGCCACCGAGCTGTGAGAAGAACACGCCGTCGAGTCCGAACGCCGCCATGTGACGGAAGAAGATGCTGAGCGCGAAGCCGTTGTCCGGCGACAGCACGAACTGGTTGAAGAGCTGCCGGCCCGCGAAGGGACCCGACTTCACCTCCATGACGACCTTGATCATCTCCGAGCCGGTGGACGCGAACGTCGCGTCCGCCTTGATGATCTCGACGTCGTACCAGTCGTCGGGCAGTGGCTTCGTCGCGTCCTCGGCGGTCTTACGCAGGCTGCTCCAGTCGATCTCACTCATGCGGTGAGAACCTCCCTAGTCGTGGTGAAGATGATCATTTTAGGGACGAGGGTGACGACGGTGACTCGCCGAACACCTGCGTCATCATACGTGTGATGTGTGGGTCATCGATGACGTCGGGCAACGCTCCCTGAACGCGCTCACCCGCGATGATGGACGGCACCACACCCTCGCCGATGAGGAGCTTCTTCAGCTTACCGGTCGACTGGCCGTTCGCGTCCTGGGTGAGCTCGGTGTACAGGTAACCGCAGATGTCGACCCAGTAGGGTAGCGCGCGACCGATCTGGCCCTGCATCGCGGGACGCCACGCGCCGTCCTTGAACTCGGTCTCGGCGATGAACACAACGCAGCGTAGTGGGTTGGGCTCCGGCAGCAGCACCAGGTCACGCATGCTCCTGATGAGCATGTCCATGTGTACGAGCAGGTCGCCCCAGTCTTGGATCCGGAGCTGCTCGGTGCCGCGAAGCTGCATCTTCAACTTTCGCTGTGACTCGGTGACGGAGTCGAGCACCAGCGAGTGAAAGTCGTGCGCGTCGACGTGTGAGAGCCACTGGTAGGCCTGCGTGAGTGTGCTCCACTTTCTCACCATGACGTGACAGAAGTCCCACGTGCCGTCGTAGCGCGGTGGCGGTCCCTGGAGTGGGTCCCACTCGATGCGCCGAAGTGGCACGCCGGACCGGTAGCCGGCCTCTCTCACGTACTTCCAGCCACCCTCCGCGTCGAGAACGCAGATGGGTGGTGGCGCGGTCGTGCTGAGAGTGGACTTACCGACCTTGGCGGACGAGTGAATGAGTAGTGACGTCGTCTCGTATGAGCTCAAGTAGCTGCCCCGTCTTCACCGTCGCTCGTGATTAAGTCACGTGTGTAGTAGCTAAGTGGGTCATCTTTCACGTAGAGCCGCGACATGGCGTCCTCGACTCTCGAGTTATCATCCATCATACCACAAGTCGCGAAGAACGGACACTTCCACGCGCAGTCACGCGTGGGTCGCGGGTACGCGACGTTGAGGTGATGCTCGCCGTCGTCGAGACGATGACGAACCGCCGCGACGTCACGTACGGTCGCGGTGAGTCTCCGACGAAACGACGCAACCTCGTGCGCGTTGTGGTGCACCTCAACTCGCTGGTAGAAGGGTGGTTGGGCCGTCGGACCTCGCTTAACACGTCGGAGCATGTTGTAGAGCGCGCCGACGACTCGTGGTTCTCCACGAGCTTGAAGATCCTCTACGAGCGTCTGGTGCAGCACCTGCTCATCGAGGTGCAACGTGCGAACCGCGGCCGCGAGGCTCATAACGGTTTTATGCTCAAGCCAGAGGCGCACGCCGTCGTAAGAGCGTCGTACTCGCGCGTCCAGCTTAGCGATGATCTTCGTGGGTTCATCGACGCCGGGCAGCTCAGCCTCGAGGTACGCCTCCGGCTCGACGATGACGTACTCGGCGTCCGCACCGGTCTCGGCGAGCCACTCGACGTACCCAGCCAACACGGCGCGCTCGAGGTTGGCGTCGCTCTCAAACCGCTTAACCAACTCGCGGTCGAGGAACACCTCGTCGGCGTCACGCTCGGCCACGAGAGCGGTCCAGTCCTCGACGATGAGACGCTCCAGCGCGTCACGGGGATCGGTTCGCTGGGTAACACCGTCATCGGGAACGTACCACCGCCGCAGTACCCGGTGAACTCGGTCTCCGACGGCGCGTGGGCCGACGGGTGACTCTCTCACGGGCCTCAGCCCCCGGTACCAACCGAGGTACCAGCGGCGACGGCAGTCCTTGAACGTCTGCACCTCGCTGTTCGCGTACCGCCGGTAACCGTCGATCGCCGAGAGTGCTGTGGGCGACACACCGGTGTACGACACCGGTGCACGAACCGACTCGGACGAGTCATCGTCAAGCATAGGTGTGAACGGTGTGTCGTCGTCGACGGCGGTGATGACACTCACGGGCTGAGTGGTAGCCGACTCAGAGAAGATGGCGTGAACGCCGACGTCTGGGTTGGCGTCCACCACCGCGTGTCGTTCGTCGACATCACTCAGCCCGTGAGTGTCGTCTTCACTACCGTTCCTACCGTCCACATCATCCACTGGTCGTGGTGCTGGACTCGCCGTTGCATCTGCTTCTACTGCTACTGCTACTGCTACTGCTACTGCTACTACCCGTTCTTCGGCGCTCTGTGATATCCCCGGTACCGGCTCGGCCGGCGTCGGATGTGCCACAGCGGCAGCGACCTGGCGAATCGCCGCAGCTTCTTCGTCACTTACTACCCTACCCTTCTCGATGTTGAACACCTTGGCCGGTGTGAGACCCGTGAGTGAAGCGAGGCGCGCTCGTGAGTGCGTCTCACGAAGCCGTGTGATGATCTCGTGGGGAGTTTCGGCGTGAGAGAGCTCGGTCACGGCGCTCCTAGGTTACTCATCATGATGCGAGACTCCTCGTCGAGCAGCGGTGCTGGATCACTCGTAACTCCCGCGGCCGCGAGTCGTGCGCGATCTCGGTTGATCTCTTCGAGTCGACCCAGCTTCTCGGTGAGTCGTGGAAAGAGCACCGTCTCCTCGATGGTACCCTGCGCGACGATATCGATGACGTTGATCGAGTCGTGACGCTCGGAGCCGATCCGGTTGACGCGGCCCTCCAGTTGAACGTTTGAGATCATCTTCCACGAGCGCTGCAGCACGACGAGGGTGTCGGCCACCTGCAGGCCGTCCACACCCGTGCCACCGGCGTCGATCGTCAACAGTACCGCGCCGAGGTCACCCGCGTTGAACCGGTCCACGGTGCGCTGACGTTCATACTCACTCACCGGGCCGGTGATGTACCCAAACGGCAGTCCACGCTTCTCCAACCGGCGACCCGCGAGCTCGATGAGCTGGCGCGACTGGGCCGCGACGACGACGGGACGCGGGCCGAGCTCATCGAGCACGTCCTCGAGTGCGTCGAGCTTCGATGACGGCTCGGTCAGAGTGACGACGATCTTGAGAGCGTCTTGACACGCCGGGTCGTGCCGATCGAGGCCACGACCACAGCACTCGCACCTCGACTGAGCGGTTAGTGGCTGCTCGACGTGCTCGACGGTGGCGTACGACGCCGCGAGCTGGAGCAACCGCGTGGCGCGAACGAGGTTATTTGGTGAGATCAAGATCGTTCCGTCGTCCAACTGGGTGATGAGCTGCCGCTCGAGCTCGCGGTAGGCGCGCTCCTGCTTCGGAACCAGCTCGACCCAGCGGGTCGCTCATACGACCCTCGGTAGTTGGTC